AGCATGTGGGTGAGCAGGGCGTAGGAGGCGATATTGAAGGGCACGCCCAGGAACAGGTCGGCGCTGCGCTGGTAGACCTGAAGCGAGAGCCGCCCCCCTTCACTGACGTAGCACTGGAAGAAGGCGTGGCAGGGGGCCAGGGCCATCTCGTCCAGGTCGCCGACGTTCCAGGCCGACACGAGGTGCCGGCGGGAGTGCGGGTCCTTCTTCAAGCCATGAATCAGCGCCTTGATCTGGTCGTGGGCCATACCATCGTTGTCGATCCAGGAGCGCCACTGGTATCCGTAGAGGGGTCCGACCGAATCATTCTCGTCGGCCCAGTCGTCCCAGATGCGGACGTCCAGCAGGCGGAGGAAGTTGATGCGCTGCTCGCCGCGGAGGAACCAGAGGAGCTCGGCCTTGATGGGCTTCATGGGGACGAACTTGGTGGTGATCCGCGGGAAGCCCTTCGACAGATCGAAGCGCAGCTGACGTCCGAAGACGGAGCGGGTGCCGACACCGGTGCGGTCGTTGCGGGGCTCCCCGGTGTCGAGGACGTCCTTCAGGAGCTGTTCGTACTGGTCGTTGATCTTGGGCATCAGAATAGACCCCCTCGATCAACGACCTTCAACACCCGATCGAACGGGCCGCACCTGAAGGACGCCTGTAGTCCATACCTATCACGGTATTGGATATACGTGCCCCCGAAGCCGTCGGGCTGAGTAAAAGTAACCCGAACGACTCCATCGATCTCGTGTATGATTTGATCGCAGGGCATGACCTGCCGGGGAAGAACCGCTTTCGTTTGCATCAGAACAGCGCCTCCTGTGTGCCCCAGACGTTGATCGCATCGGAGGCGTCGTAGGTGTCGAAGCGGGGGCTCTCCCCTGCGAGAGTGGTGGTGGTGGTGCGGATAAGGTGGGCCTTTCCTCTGCGGTCGATGTCGGTGATCATCCGGCTCTCTTCATTCTTGTAGAGGATGATGTCACCGACGCGGCAGTCACAGGCTTGCTTGGTGAGCAGCATGTTAACTCCTTTTCATTAGCTTGAGATAGTTGTCGGCTCGTACGCGTATGGTGCTCTCCATGGGCCAGATGAAGAAGTAGTGTGTTGTGCTCAGAACGTACTCGGTTTCGCCCTGGGTGGAGGTGACGGGTCGGATGTGCGTGATCTCAAGATCGTAGGGGTCGATGTGGATGATGTCCCCGACTTCGAGCGCCTCGGGTTTGACGCGCTTCGGGGTGAAAGCCATCAGAGGGCTCCTTTCGTGTCGTTGGTCGCGGCGAGTCCGCGTTGGAGCATGAGGCGAGCCAGGAGACCGACCACGGCATTGCCTGCGAGGCGGCGCTGCGCGGAGACCGACAGGCCCAGGGCGTCGAGACCTCGGTAGGGCAAGCCCATCATCCAGTGCATGAACTGGCAGACTTGTCCTGTCGGAGGGGCGTAGGCGTTAGTGACGCGCTCCCAGATCTGGCAGAGGCGGATCTCCTCGGCCTCAAGACCGCGCGACAGGACTGAGGAGACGGTCTCGCCGGAGCCGGAGAACATGTCGATGATCGGTGTCGAGTTCATGTCAGTCAACCCCCTCGCACTCGATCTCGACCTCGCCGGTGACCACGAGGGTGTTCAAAGCCAGAATGCGATGCCTCTTGTCCCCCCACGCGGACGTATACCCGGTCTCCAAGGTAAGTCTCGAGGAGATCATCGGAGAGCTTGAACGAGGTGGGCTCGTGCGGACCGTAGGCGATGCGGCCGACGGCCTCAGTCTTCAATGGATACATGGTTGGTTCTCTTATCGGTTGTGCTAGTGATTGAGTTCAGGCTCTTGTCGAGAACCTCGAACTCCTCGCCATCGAGGCGAATGTGGTCTCCTGTGAGGATGTACCAAATGGGCGCGGTCTCTTCCATGGCGACTCCTTCGGTTCGGTTGGCTTCAGCATAGAACAGTATCGGAGCGGCGTCAAGCCCGGGGTTCGTTACGCTTGGATCACGACGACGAGAGGAGGTCGTATGGGCAACGTGGCGCACTACGCGGCTGCTTGCGCGCGATACTACGCGATGGCGGACGTGGGGTACAGCCAGCCCGACAGGTGGACGTTCTACGACAGGAGCGACTGGGACGGCTGGCTGGTCAGGTCCCCGGCCAATGCGGACTGCTCCGCGCTGGTGTCGGGGTGCTACAACATCGCCGCGCACCATGAGTGGGGCGAGCCCTTCACGGCGGGGTACTTCCCCCGGGACACGTGGACCGGGAACATCCGGGAGTACGCCCTGGAGCGCAACTTCGCGGATATCAGCGACTCTTGGGTAGGTAACGTACCTACCGGGGGCTGGTACGCGGGCGACATCGTGCTGTCGGAGGGTGCCAGCGGGGGTCGTGGCCATGTGGCAATGATCATCAACGGCGGTTCCGGGCCCGACAGTGACGGAGCGCTGCTGGCTGAGGCTTGGATCGCCGAGGACGGCAGCATCGACGGCTGGGAGGGCGACCAGACAGGTGACGAGGTTCGCATTATTGCGTACAACGACCACCCGTACACCCAGCAGGCCGCTTGGACGCACGCTTTGAGGCGCCGGGACAACCCGAGCCCTCTGACGACAGGCACCGGGGGCTCTGCTGCGGCGCCCGCACCCGCACCGAGCGGCGGTGAGAGCGTTCAGGCCGCGGTGTTGAGGGCTGCGGATGATGTGGGGCTGCACTGGGCGGTGGCGCTGGGTCTGGCCGACCAGGAGAGCAACTGCCAGAACGTCTACGGGCATGATGTCGGCGGAGCGTGCTCCGGTTGGGGCGAGGTGACGAGGGACAACTTCCTGAATCACTTCCTGCCCGCTGTGCTGGACTGGGAGACCAGTAATGGTGTGGGTCCGACGCAGGTCACTTATAACGGGTACTTCATCAATGAGCCCGACAGGGCGTGGTGGGACCCGCACGAGTCGAGCGTTGTGGGGCTGTCGATCCTGAGGGACTACCTCGGGGGCGACTACAGCGCCGACAGCATCCGGAAGGCCGGCAGCCGGTACAACTGCGGCAACGAGAGTGATCAGTATTGGGGCTATGGCGAGAGCCTGCTCCAGCACGTCAACAGCTGGTGGTACTCGGAGCGCCCCAGCGGTGGAACAATGGACGAGGTTGAGAGGATCATCATGGCCAACGGTGACGACATCGTGAACGCGATCAACGCGGTTCGTGGGGAGCTGCGGTACGGCAAGGCGAATGAGCGGCAGGCCGGGGACGTGATCTGGGGCGTGGAGCAGAACAGGCTGCTGCTGACCCAGGCCGTCGCGGCGCAGAAGGAGACCAACGGGCTCATCAAGGAGCTCGTCGAGGCGATCAAGAAGGGGAAGTGAGGGCGAGAATGCTCACTACGATTCAGAAGCCCGAGGTCCGCAAGGCCGCCTACGGCGTTGTCGCGGCGGTCATGACGCTGCTGACGGTGCTGGGGATCGTCAAGGCGGATGCGGCGGCACAGTACCTGGACTCCATCAGCCAGGTCGCCGGTGTCGTGTTCCTGCTCATCGCCCGCTACTTCGTGCCCTCGCCCGAGGAGAAGCCCGCTCCGGCGGCCGCGGTGACCCAGGACGGCGAGCTGGAGCGCCCGACTGTGATCAATCCCACTCGCTACGGCGCCGGGGACGGCCCCGAGAAGGCGTGATACACTAGGGTTCTTCCTTTCGGAAGTGTGTTGGGTCGGAGGAAGCCCCCGAGGTCTTTGAGGACTTCGGGGGCTTCTTCTTGTCACTTAGCGGAGTAGCGACCTCGGATCTTGGAGGGGTTGTAGCCGCCCCAGATGTTGCCATGGTCGTCGGTGACGACAGGGGCGGAGGTGTAACCGGCCTTGAGGGCCTTGTCGAGGATGTCCGGGCTGTCGGCGAGGGCCCGCTCGACGTAGGGGACGCCCATCTTGTCGGCGTAGCGCTTGGTGGCGCGGCACTGCTGGCAGTTCGGCTGGGTGTAGATGGTGAGCATTCAGTTCTCCTTAGAAGGCCGCCAGAAAGGCGGCGACGATTGCGATAGTGGTGAGGATGGCGAAAGACACGGTGGAGATCAGGACGATGGCGGTTGCGAACCGGTCTTTGTCCTGGTGGGTGTACATCAGTCCTCCCCCGTGTCGCTGGTGATGAGACGGACGTGCTTCGGAAGGCTGTACTTATCGACGATGCAGTATTCGAAGGCGTCACCATTGTCGATGAGAGCGATCACGTCCCCGTAGTGTGCAATGTCCCCGTTCTCCAAGGGGAGCGAACCGTCGCCGCGGACCGAGGAGCCCACGTAGTCGGCGACGATCTCCTTGTGAGCACTGGTGTAGACGGCTACGGCCCAGATGTTGGAGCTCTTGTCGTCACAGAGCTCGACGAGGAAGATCGGGACAGTGACGCAGCGGAACAGGTAGCCCGGGTTGCGGAGGACCTCGACGCGAGTGAGGGGGCCATCACTGAGGTAGGGCTTGATGAGCAGGCTGGCGACGTGCTCACCATCGACGGTGAGACGCTGCTCACTCACAACGTGGAGAGTGTTCGTGTAGATGATGAGGTCGCCGACCCACAACTCGTCGGCAGTCTTGAGAACGGATTGCATATCGATTCCTCTCGGTTGCTTGGACAGCTCCAGTATAACCCGATCGACAGGGGCGGGGCGGTAGACTGCGAGTGAGTAATACCATCTTGACTTCAGGAGTCTGCGATGCTAGGCACTGAGCCGCCCCAGGCGCCCTATGCGAGGGTCGTGGGTCAGATTCTCACACCGGACGACATGCGCCCGGCCGGCGACGTCACGGTCGTCTTCACATACGGGCCCTACGTCGTCTCCTATGGCACGGCCTACATCGAGCGGCGGGTCGAGGTGGGGGTGGACCCGTCCGGGGCGCTCTACGACCCGGCCACGGGCAAGAACTACGTCGATCTGATCGCTCCTGGGGCCGGTGTGACGCCCGCGGGGCAGTGGTTGTGGCACATCGACGTCGTTGCGAGCGGGGACTACCTGCTTCAGGGCGATCTGGCACTGCGACAGGGCACTGTAGTGGACGTCGCGAGTGTCCTGACGAACGGGGACGGCATGCTGGCCAACCCGTTCGCCCGGCAGCGGCCCGCTGCCGGGGGCGCAGGGGCCGCTGACCCGGCGCTGCCCGGTCCGACACCGCCCGCAGGAGACTTGGCGGGGCTCACGGCGCGTGTCGAGAACCTCACGCAGGCCCTTAACGGGCTGAGAACCGAGATCGCGGACAACAAGAGGGCGATCGATGCGCTGAAGGCGCAGCCTCCGGGCGGTGGGGACGGTAACGAAGTCGAGATGATCGACAACGGCGATGGAACAGTGACGTACAAGGACAAGACAGTGCCGCAGGGCACGCCGGAGGGCTGAGTTATGGCGAAGCAGTTCGTGGGGAAGGCCACTAGTTACACGGCTGAGGGGGCCGACGCACGGTTCATCGACAACGACGAGCAGACGCAGGCGCTCAACACGCTTCGGAACGAGGTCCCGGACCTCGCCAATGCCCGCATCGAGGCTCGCATCGAGGCGTACAAGCAGGAAGTCAACGCCAGATTCGCGCTCAAGAGCGCTCTGGATGGACTTCTGAAGGCTGTTGATGCCGCTGCCACCTACGCGCCTAAGAGCGCGCTGGAGGGGCTCCTGAAGGCCGCTGACGCGGCTGCTACCTATGCCTCCAAGGGCGAGCTCCAGGCGGCCAAGGATGCGCTCGACAAGGGCTTAAAGGACAACGCGGACGCCGATTCCCGGCGCTGGAGCGTCATCAGTGGCAACAAGACCAATGTCGAGAGGCTCCAGGCCTCGATGACTGCTGTCGAGACCCGGGTGAAGGCCCTTGAGGACGCCCCTGGTGGCGCCGGAGGTGGCCTGAAGGTCGGAGACACCGGCTGGAAGGACATCGAGACGGGCCAGGTCGGTGCGGGACAGTACCAATACCGTGTCGTCGGGGCCACGATGTTCTTCCGGAAGGCTGGCGATGAGTGGCGGGCGCTGCCGAAGCCCACGAGGACCGTGACGCACGTCGCTACGCTGCCGCAGACTTACGGGAAACTGGAGCGCGCCAGTACGCTGGTCGTCAAGAAGGGCGACCCGGCCCTGGGCAAGCAGGACGAGTGGGCCTCGGACGGCTCGATGGTCGAGATATGGCCGAACTGGACCGTGAAGTACACCTGCATGGACCTCCAGGGCGTCTACGCCATGGACCTGCTCAAGACCACGGTCGAGAAGCCGCTGATCTCCCCCGCGGGAGTTGGTGGTGGGGTCACTGAGGAGACGCTCAACCAGAGGCTCGACACGCTGAAGACCACTCTTGAGGCGCAGATCAGAGCGGCTCAGTCGGAGACCGCCGGTGTCAAAGCCCGGATGAGCACCTTGAATACGAAGGTTGAGGATCACGCCACAAGGATCACTGCTCTTGAGAACAAGCCCGCGGGCGGTGGTACCCCGCTGCTCGTGCTCGGCCCGACAGAGGCCGTGCCCGCGGGCACCAAGCCCGGCACGGTCATCGTGCGGAGGAGCAACTGATGACCTTGCCAACATGGGTCAAGCAGGTCGAGGTGACCGGCGGCAACGCGAGGCAGCCCGCCCCGGTGTCGTTGCTCACCTCGGGCGAGAAGGGCGTCGCTCACGATGACTGGGTCGTAGTCATTCAGGGCGGCCAGTTCGGCAGCCAGGGCGTTCCGGCGTTCATCTCCGCCGTGAACTCAGGCTGGCATGGCAACCAGGCAACGGGAGTGGCCAGCCGCAGCCTGGGCGTGTGGGCCAAGAAGGTCGATGACGTTGAGGAGTTCTCGCAGCCCCTCGCCGTCGGGGACCCCCGGTCCTCCTACACTGGCCGTCAGCTCGCCACCGTCCTGGTGCTTGACGGCAAGACGGTGAAGTCGTTCAACTTCTCCGACGGCGTGACGATCAACACGCTGAACAGCAACCAGATCAAGACGGCGGTCGCGAAGGCGAACAAGCCGCACCTGCTCGTGTCGTTGCAGCACTACACGAGCGGGGACCACGCCAGGCCGTTCGAGGGCGCCATTCAGACGATCGACGACGGGCAGAAGACGGTTCAGCCCGCTCCGAACTCGTCGAGCTCGATCCTGGTGGGGTGGGCCGACAAGGACTATGCCTTCACCGAGGCCTCGATCCAGACCTGCGTTGCGGTCTGGCCCTTCACGGCTGAGGGGCTCGATCCCACTCCCCCGACCGCGGAGAAGCATGAGAACTGGTACATCATCGGCACTGACGACACGATCCGGGACCACTACGCGGCGTTGACGGTGATCGGCCAGGACGGCCAGGAGCAGGGCACCATGTCGATGGCGGCCATGCCGAGGGGTCTTGCGACCTGGCAGGAGCTCATCGACAGGGACAGGACCGCTCAGAATGGCCAAGGCAACAACACTGATGGGTTCTTCGTAGCCCACAGGGGCGGCAGCCGATCGTGGGTGGAGCACACCGAGAACGCCTACACGCAATCCGTGTCGTTCGGGGTGGACGCTCTGGAGTTCTCCTGCAACGAGTCGAAGGATGGCGTCTGGTTCGGCCTGCACAACGCGACCTTCGAGTCACTGGGCGGCCCGAAGACCGACCCTCATACCATGACGTGGGAGGAGATCAAGGCCGCTGTGCCCGCGGACAAGCTTCCGGCGCGCCTGGATTGGTTGCTCGACAGGTACGGGCAGACCCACTGCCTTGTCATCGACCCGAAGTACCGGGCCGGGGAGTGGAAGCGCCTGCTCAAGTACATCACCGACAGGAACGTGACTCCCGCGCAGATCGTTATCAAGTACTACGGCGACTCGAACTGGTTGTTCGAGCAGGCGAAGGCCGAGGGTTGCGGGGCCTGGGGCTATGCTTACACGTCGGACACCACGAAGCCCTGGTATGAAACTTTCAAGAGCTCGACAGGGCCGTTGGACTTCCTGTCGATGCAGTGGGACGCACCGGCGAACGTGGTGGACCCCTTACGAGCCTCTAACAAGCCCGTAGTCGCCCACATCCTCGACGACCAGACCCAGTACGTGCAGGCGGTCCGGAAGGGTATGCGCTCCGCGATCGTGGCAGGCGTCAAGGGCGTTCTCCAGCGCCAGTGCTGATCACCAGAGGCTGACGACAAGGTCGGACCTGTTGGAGTGCCCGGGCCGGGGCTGCGTGTCCCAGGTCCGGGAGCCCCAATAAGTTTCACCACACTCGTAAAGGTCTTCCAGCATCGAGCCACTGACGTTGACTCGTCGGAAGCCGTCCTCCGGGTTCACGATCGACACAGGCAGATCACCCTCATGCTGTCGAACCTCTTCGAGCTCGGCGATGACGTCGGAACAAGTCAGCACGCGATCGGGCCCGGCTTTCGACTCCATCGAGTCCAGGCAGTACGAGCGGTCGCAGTCCTCGTTGCAGGGCTCGACAGGGGCAGGGGAGGGCACGTCCTTCGTGGTGATGACGGAGGAGGCGTTCTCGGCCTTCTTGGCGGGCTTCTGTACCTCGACACGGGCGGGGTCCATCTGGAGCCCCATAACGGCCTTGGCGAGCTTACTGAGAGCCTTCTCGTAGGACGACAGGGCGAACTCCGTGAACGACAGGGCCTTGGTCTTCCGGACCTTCTTGACCCGCTTAACGATCATGGTCGGCATGAGTTTCATGTCGAACTGCCGGTGGCTGGTCTCGGGCTGGAGCAGGAAGTGCATGAAGCTGGTCCGCTCGACGAGCTTGACCTTGCGCCGACCGAAGTAGAACTTCTCGCCCTTGTGGAGCTCACACATCATGACGCGCTCGATCTCCTCAGTGAACTCCTCGTCGTTGTCATCGATGAACTCGACGACGTTGAGGTAGGACTCCTCCGACATGGCGAGGAGGAGGGGCTTGTAGGTGGGGGTCATGACCCAGAACTGGATGATGTCGAGGCTCTCGCACGAGTACCGGGGTTCTGACATGACTCGACAGTCGCCGAGGCCCTTGATCTCGATGTAGTCCCGCTTGACGATGCCCCAGCAGTGGACGGGGCGGACCTTGCGTGCCATTTGGTGGTTCCTCTCGGTTCGATGATGGTGATGCTTGGAGTCGGTCGGGTGATGGCGACATCCGGTTGACCGACAGGTGCAACCCTAGCACGGCTCTCCGACAGGAGCAACGTGTTGCGAGTCACGTGCGCCTACGCGCGCGTACGTGTGCACGTGTGCGCGAAACCCAAAACTCGCTTTTATATACTCTGCATAGAAAAATATGAACTCTGTACAGTATTCTATACCCACAACATAGAATTTCAGGTAAAAAATTATACTAAGTTCTCTAAATATTATATACTAAATATATACTATATACATATATATATTATATACTACGAAGAGAAATTTGAGAGTAATGTAGGTACGTACCTACATCTGTTTCTCCAACCTCGACTTCTCCCCGTCGTTCCAATCAAAAGCCCCTGTCGAGTTCTTCCCCGACCGACCGGTCGGTTAAATACAATGAGTACTACAAAAACAAGATTTTCGGGACTCAAGTCCTAAAATTTCAGGACTTGACCTTCGAGCCTTGAAAATGAACAAAGGTAAATTTCTATATGTCAAGTTTTCTTGACATTCACATCGTGTATTCAACCGAGCGGTCAGTATAAACCTTGGAGTGTGTGCAAGAGCACAGAAATCTCTTGGCCCTGTCGTACTCTGTCGAGCGGTATGTGGTACAGTTCTATCTGCGACATCCGGGCAACCGGATCAGAACCATCACAACCTTGGAGAGGAACCGACATGCCATTCGTAGCCGGGAAGGACCAGCGGGCCGAGCGCGCGCGGTACAGGGAGGACGAGCTCGTTGTCGAACGAGCCAAGTACGCCGCGGAGCTCCTCAGGAAGCGCATCAGGCGTGAGGGAGTCATCCAGTCCCAGTACTGCCAGGTCTTCGGGTTCAAGGCCCAGCAGACAATCCACAACCACTTCCGCTCGGGGAAGGTCACGCTGATCGACCTCATCCGCATCGTCAGCACCCCGGGGTTCGACATCAGCGTTGATGACATGCTCCGGACGGCCATCAGCATCATCCAGGACACTGCGGATGTCGAACCCGATGAGGACGGGGAGCCCGTCCCCAGGCCGAGGAGGCGTCGGAAGCCGAAGAAGGACCAGGAGGCCAAGCTCACGACGGAGAAGGTCCCTGCGAGGCCCGCGCTGAGGGGTACTGAGGTCGATGAGGAGCTCTTCCTGTCGAAGGACTACAGCAGGTTCGCCAACCTCTTCAAGCAGGCCTCCGGCGAGGAGGACGACTGATGGCGCGCAACCTGGAGGACGACCTGAACGAGAAGATCGACAGGGCCATCCTGGAGGAGGCGCAGAAGCCTCGCAGGGAGCGCATGTCGAACGTTGCACTGGGTCGAATGTTCGACGTCCACGAGACCACAATCAGGAGGCACAAGCAGGCTCTCCAGAAGGCGCTCAGGCTCCCTGTCGAGCAGGACAGGGACGAGTTCTTCGACATCCCCGTCAACGCCATCACGCAGCGCAGGCGGACCATCAGGCTTGAGGATGGCTCCTACGAGCGCGTTACCTATAACCCCGCTGTCGCAGTAGCCGAGGACGTCCGGGAGGCCTCCTATGAGGAACTTGAGAAGGTGTTCGATCGGGCGGTCCTCGCGGTGGCACCCAAGGTCGAGGAGGACCGGCCCAAGACGCTGGTCGTGTGCTTGTCGGACTTCCAGGTGGGTAAGACCGATAGCCTGGGTGGAACACAGGAGACTGTGAATCGCGTCATGGGAACCCTCAAGAGGATCACCGAGTGGATTCAGGCCGAGGGTTCCTACGAGGAGATCATCATCGCCGATGTCGGGGACGTCTGCGAGGGGTTCTGGAACGTCACCTCGCAGCAGCAGACCAACGACCTGTCGCTCACAGACCAGATTCGCGTTGCCCAACGTCTGATGGCCGAGGCGGTCGCCATGCTGGCGCCACTGTGCACCCGGATGACTTACGTGTCGATCCCCTCGAATCACTGTGCCGTGCGGATGGGCAAAGGCAATGACAACCGGGCCAACTCGCCGGACGACGACTTCGGGCTCCTTATCGCAGACACCATCCAGGCGATCATGTCGGGCCGGGAGCCGTTCAGCCACGTGAACTTCGCCAAGCCCCAGAAGTGGGAGGAGGCTGTCACGGTGGAGACCGCCGATGGGACCGCCGTGGGCTTCACACACGGCCATCTGGCGGGCTCACAGGCGAAGATCCCGTCCTGGTTCAGGGACCTCGCCTTCGGGCACCGCAGCGGTCTTCACGAGGCCTCGATCCTGGTCCATGGGCACTTCCACAACTTCGGGGTGTCGCTCGTGGGGGACAACAAGTTCATCATCGGCTGCCCGACTGCGGACAACGGTTCCTCATGGTTCACGAACCGCACGGGCGACGCCACCGATCCGGCCCTGCTGACTTTCGAGGTTCAGAACAAGAAGGCCAAAAGGTGGGAGCTCTGGTACGAGTGATCTTCGTTGTAGGTTTCCTCATGATCGTAGCGTTCGTCATGATCGCGGACGAGTACGGAGATGATCAGTGATGTTGTGGACTCTCTCAGTTCTCGCGGCATGCGTCCTGTCAGGCGGACTCGGGTACTTCGTCGGTTCGGAGGTGAAGGGGCTGCGCGATGAAGCCATCTTCGCGGCGTTCCTCAAGGAGGTCTCCGACGAGTCTGAGCAGATGAAGCTGCTTCTGGATTTGGACGACTGATGAAGGGACGTTCGGTTCCGGCCCTCAGCGCCCTGTCGTACGCTTACGGCAGAGGGTTGGGGGCCGAGTCGGTCGAGGAGCTGCTGGGCTTCTGGGCCTGTTATGTTTTCGGTTCCCAGTGGCGAGTGATAGGAATTCTCAATGAAAAGAACCGCAGAAGAGCAGAAGGCCATTGATCTTCAGAGGAAGAGCCTGGTCATCCGAGCCCTCCTGAGGGGCAAGCCGCGCAGCGAGGTGGCGGAGAGGTTCCAGCTCTCCGAGGCCGAGGTCTTCCGCATCGAGGAGGATTATTACTCCAGTCAGGAGTCACTCTCCGAGCATGCCCAGCTCATGAAGCAGCTCACCCGTCTTGAGAAGCTCCTGGACGCGCTCTGGGACTCCGTTGTCGAGAACCCTCTGGCGACCAACCCGGACAACGTCAAGACGGCTCTGGCGACCATCGAGGCTGTCAGTGATCTCGCCGGACTGAAGAAGACGAAGGTCGAGGCGGAGATCAAGTTGATCCAGCAGCAGCAGATTCCGATCATCGTCGCCTTTGTCGAGTCCGTCCAGAACAACATGGAGCAGCATTTGTTCCCCCTTCTTACAAAACGGGGGCAGAAGCAGCTCGAAGCGCACCGTGAGGAGTGGCTCGCCGACGCCACATCTAGCTCAGCCAGCATCTTGGAAGAGCCCAAGGCTGATATGACTATCTGAGCGTGAGCAACATCATATTCTGAAGGGTCAACGAGCCTCTAAGGTGTGCTACTATTATCCATGCAGGCAGGGGGTTGCGACCCGCTTCGGCGGCCCCTGGAGCGTTTAGCCTTTCGGCTCTCGCCCATCTGGTGTTTTCGGTTCCGCCAGATGGGCGATCCTGTTTTTATAGACTTATCACGAAGGAGGACCGATGGCGGAGAAGATAGACTTTCGGGCTGTCGCAGATCAGTTCGGTACGCGCTCGCATGAGCGGGCAATGCGGGAGGATCCCGTTCTCTGGGCTCAGGACCGGCTCGGGGATCACCTGTGGTCGAAACAGCGTGAGGTTCTTCACTCTTTGCAGACTAATAAGCGCACCCTTGTCGCGTCTTGTCACGCCTCGGGTAAGACGTTCCTCGCCTCTCGGGCTATCGGGTGGTGGCTCGACGCGCACCCGCATGACCCTACTGAGACTCGCGTGATCACCACGGCGCCCTCGTGGAACCAGGTGAAGAACGTCATGTGGTCCTATGTCGAGGACCTCCAGAGCAAAGCCGACATGCCCGGGCGTATCACCGGTAAGGCGGAGTGGACCTTCCCCGGGTTCAAGACAGCCACCGCGTTCGGGCGCAAGCCTGCGGACTATGACGAGTCCACCTTCCAGGGGTTCCACTCCACCTACGTCCTCGCCGTTGTCGATGAGGCCGGTGGTGTTGCGGAGAACATCTTCACCTCTGTCGAGACCATCACCACGAACAAGCACGCCCGCATCCTCGCCATCGCGAACCCAGACGATCCGAACTCGTACATGGCGAAGATCTGGCGAGATGAGTCGAAGCTCCCGCCCGCTGAGCGGAAGTGGAACCTCATCACTATCTCGGCCTTTGACACGCCGAACTTCACCGGGGAGGAGGTGCCTGAGAAGGCTCAGGACAACCTGCTCCAGAAGGAGTGGGTTGATGATGCCGAGCGCCGTTGGGGAAAGGACGATCCCCGGTACGTGTCGAAGGTTCTCGCCAGGTTTCCCGACATCGGTGACGACGGGCTGTTCAACCTCGGCCGAGTGCTTCAGTCCATGAACGAGTGGAGTGACTATGAGTGGAATAAGACTGCTCCAATCCATATCGGTGTTGACGTCGGTCTGTCCACCACCGGTGACTTCAGCGTGATTTCCACCTGCCAGGACGGCCACGTCGAGGTCGTCGAGCGAGTGAAGGGCTATGACGGGAACAGGCTCTCCAGGCTCATCGGGCAGCACGCCAAGCGCCTGCGGGCGGAGGGTCTCGACGTGGACATCCGCATTGACGCCGTGGGTGTCGGACGAGGTGTCCAGGCTGTCATTGACAACCATGTACCCGAGGAGATTCCGGTTTACTGGATCGTCGGCAACGCTGCTTCGCCGGACAACTTGAAGTGGTACAACTTCCGCGCTGCGATGTACGACTCCATCGCTCAGGCCATCAATGTTGGCGAGTTGTCGGTTCCACCCGATGAGGCTGCTGGTGAGAAGACCGAGGGGCTCTTCGATGAGTTCCGCTCGATCCTCTACGAGTACAGGGGGACCAAGCTCCTCATTCGCGGGAAGGACGAGCTGAAGAGGAAGGGCGAGCCTTCGCCTGACGTTCTGGACTCGATCTGCTACGCAGCGATGCCGAGCAGTCTTCTAACAGATGGGACGGACTCTCTCATCGAGGCTGATACCCTAATGGAGAGTACGGATTCCGAGTACTCGCCTATAGACGAGTGGGGTAATGAGGAGTGGACCTTCGCCCCAGCCTGAGGAGTTGAACTGTGAAATTTGGCACATTTCAGATTGGCGGGTCCACCCAGCGCGTCCAGGCCCGACTGACCGAGGCGTCCAAGGCGTACGCCGCGGTCACCCGTGGGGCTGTCGCATCCCTCAACCGGGAGGACGTCGGATGGTCCCGCTGGGGCGATGAGGACGCCACCTCCGATGTGGTGTCTCTCACGGTCATCAAGGAGCACTCTCTGCGCGCTCGTAGGCTCGCCGCCTACAACCCGCTGGTGAAGCGTGGCATTGGCATCCGCAACGCCTACATGTGGAGTGAGATTCCTCGCATTTCTGGGATCAAGACGCCTGAGACCGCGGCGCTCTATGACACTGTCCTCTCCCGCACGGCTCGTGCCCGGGACGAGGCGGCGTTCTGCACCGACGGCATCGTGCTCTACACCGTTCGCCGGACCGACAAGCGAGTGGCTCCCGTGCCCCTGTCGCGCATCCGGGGCATTGCCCGGGCCCTGGACGCCACTGACGAGGCCGACATCTTCGCCTTCCTAATCGATCCCGTGCCCGTGTCGGACACCCTCTCCACAGCGGAGCAGGAGAGGCGCAAGCCGGAGTGGCACGTCGTCAACGGCAAGGACTGGGCTCCGGTCAAGGACGAGAAGGGCTACAGGACCGTCCATGACGACCGGGTCGTCTACGAGATGGTCAACAGGCAGATCGGTGAGCAGTGGGGCAAGCCCGAGCTTATGGGCGCGGTGTACTGGGCACAGGCCTACAAGGAGTTCCTTGAGGCCAGCCACGTCATGACCAAGGCCCTCGCCCGAATTGCGTTCAAAGTCACATCCGCTACCGCCAAGCAGCAGCAGGCCGTCATCCAGCAGATGTCGAACGCTCAGGGCATCGGTGGACTCGCCTCGCTCGGAGCTGGCCAGGAGTTCACCGCCGTCTCCAAGGCCGGGGCGGGAATCGACTTCGGGGCCGGTACGCCGCTTGCCTCCATGGTCGCCAGCGCGCTCGATGTCCCCCTGTCGGTTCTCCTCACGGACGGCTCGGCCGGTGGGCGACAGGGTGCTGAGACGGCCCTGGAGGATCCCACTTTCAAAGCTTTCGAGTTCCGTAGGCAGATCCACAAGAGCCTCATCCAGAAGATTTTCCTGGCCCTCGGCAGGAAGGTCGAGGTTGAGCTCGCCCCCCTGTCGAACGAGCTCATCCAGCGCTGGGGCCAGGTCGTCACCCTCGGTCTTCAGAACGGAATTCTCCACAAGACTGAGGCGCGCAGCCTCTTCCTCGACAGGCTCCAGCCGATCAACGCCAGGCCGATCAACGACCTGCCCGTGTCGGAGGAGATTCTCGCGGCGAAGAGTCTGGCCGACCCCAACGCCGTACAGGACAGCGTTGCCAAGAAGAGCAACTCTCGCACTGGTGTGGGCGCCATGTCGGACGGCACGAACGCCAACCGCGACGAGGCTGGTGGCGAGACACTCGCCTGAATGAAAAGGAGTTCCTGAAATGCGCACGGAGTACAGGTCCGCTTTCCACGGAGGGGTGACCGCTCTTCTGGAGGCGGCCACTCCGGACGTGCTGTCCGGGGAGAAGCCCGGCCGGTATCGCATTCGAATCATCTGCCCGGGGCAGGGTTCCAGCGGCACCTACTCGGAGGCCAACCTCGCCGCCTCCGTCGGTCACTTCCCCGCCGGGACGCAGATGTTCATGGACCACCCGTCGAAGGATGAGGACGTGAACCGCCCCGAGCGATCCGTGAAGGACCTCGCGGGGCGGCTGGTGACCGACGCCGTTGTCGGTCTCGATGGAGCACTATACGCGGAGTGCGAGGTGTATCCGTCCTTCAACGACATCATTCGAGAGAAGTGGCAGGACATCGGCGTGTCGATCAATGCCTGGTCGGAGAACGGTCTGGATGCCGACGGCATTGTACCGGTATTCGATGGAGTCACTTCTGTAGACTTCGTAACGAAGGCGGGCGCAGGTGGCGCTTTGCTGGAGGTGCTGGAATCCCAGCGCGTCAGTTCCGATGAGGAGAACCATATGAACGAGGAGACGATCCGTCAGGCCATCGCCACTGCGGTGACCGAGGCTCTCGCCCCGCTTCTTGAGCTTCTCGCCAAGGACAATCTTCCGGGAGAGCAGCCGGTCGCCCCTGAGGCTCCCGCCGGCGAGGCCCCGGGCGAGGACCCTGAGCGGAAGCCCGAGGAGCCCGCGGACAAGCCCGAGGCCCCTGAGCCGACCCCCGAGCGCAAGCCCGAGGCGCCCGGCGAGAAGACCGACGACAAGCCGCCCGCTGCTTCGGGTGAGAAGAAGCCCGAGGACGACGAGGACGAGAAGAAGCGCAAGGCCCGCAAGGAGTCTGCTGCTGAGGCCTTCGTCATCGCCACCCGCCTGCTCGACTCCGGTCTGCCTTCCGTTGCTCAGAAGCGGGTCATCGACGCTGTCGAGTCCGGCACTGAGCTGAAGGAGGCCATCTCGGCCGAGCAGCACTACCTGACTTCGGTCAAGGCATCCACGGCTGGGGAGATTCGCGAGGCGAGCTCCGAGCCTTACAAGATCAAGAACTTCAAGTGAGGTAAGGAGATCACAATGGTACAGATCAACTCCTTCGGCGCCAAGAAGATTTCTGACATCCAGGTCTTCGAGTACTCCGACACCCTGTCCCTTCCCGTGGACCTGTCGAAGTACGGTAAGAGCCACATCGGCGATGTCGTCCAGGTCGGTGGCCTGCTCGGCGTCCTCGTGACCGAGATCGCCCCGTCCGCGCAGGACCAGGCCAAGCTCGGCCAGGACCCGCTGTGGAACCCGCTGACCAAGCCGACCTGGGGCAACAACGGCCCCGGCTACGCCTCGGTCCGCATCTCCGGCGGCGTCTTCAAGCTCCAGGTGACCCTGACTGGTGCGGGTGTCGAGCCGGGCGCGCTGATCTACGCGAAGCCCGCTGCCAACGGCAAGATGGAGCTCACCAACGACAAGGCCACCGGTACCGCTGGGCTTGTCGGGTACGCCTACTCCAAGGTTTCCAGTACGGGCGCCCAGACGGTTCCCGTCATCCTCGCTCGCTGAAAGGAATGATGGGACAAAATGTTCACGTCTTACACTGAGTTCGCCAAGACTCTTGAGTCCGCCATCGGTGGTGACCGGGCGGCCCAGGGCCAGCTGAAGAACGCGATCCTGGAGGCCGACTCCAGCCGCGACCGTGGTACCTTCCGTGAGGCCGTCACCTCGGACATGCTCGCCCCCTGGTTCACCCAGGCCGTGCAGCCCGCCTTCGAGGACGCCTACAAGGATCAAGAGGAGACCTGGAAGGAGTTCGCCAGCGAGGAGTTGCTGAACGACTTCCGCCCGGTCCAGCTCCTGTCGCTCGACCACGACATCGACGCCACCCTCCTGCGGGACAACGGCGGTTTCGTGGCCCCGGCCGGTACCCTGCCGAAGATTCCGGAGCTCACCCCGTACCCGACCTTCGGCTACAAGGCCTCGGGCCGCTGGATCGACACCGCCAAGCACGGTGCTCGCCTCCAGTTCTCCTGGGAGGCCTTCATCAACGATGACTATGGCCTCATCGAGCGGTTCCCCTCGGACGCCGCCAAGCTTGCCGCCCGCACCGTTGACGCCGCCTGCTACGGCGCGCTGTTCTCCCTCGACCCGAACGCCCCTGGCTTCAACTCCGGTGTGATCTCCGACTCGCTCGGCACCTCCCTGAAGGCCCGTGCGGCTGACGGCGTTCTGATCAACAACAACGTTCCGAAGAACGCCCCCCTGTCGTACGACGCCATCAAGGCCGCCATGCAGCAGGTCGCTGAGACCAAGGTCGATGGTCGATACGTCACCGTTCCGTCCTACGTCCTCCTGGTTCCCCCGGCTCTGGAGAACCTGGCCAACATGGTGGTCAACACCCGCACTGTCGAGCGCGTTGTCGCTGGGCAGAAGGCGGGCGACCAGATGAAGTTCATCGAGGAGAACGGCCTGACCGCCAAGGTCAAGGTTGTTGTTTCCGACCTGGTCGCCATCCTCGGTGGCGCTCAGCAGGGCGGCACCAACTGGGTCCTGGCTCCGGCCGGCGGCCGCACCTCGGCCAAGCGCACCATCGTTCGCACCGCGCTCCGCGGCTACGACAAGCCCGAGCTCCGCGTGAAGAATGCCGGTGGCCTGTACCTGGGCGGCGGCGAGGTTCCCTACACCGCTGGTTCGTTCGACAACGACGATGCGCAGGCCCGTGTCCGCCTCACCACCGGCGCCGGGGTCCTCAACGTGGAAGGGATTGTGGGCTCCACCGGTAAGGGCGTCTGATCCACGCGACATCCCTAATCGCGGTCCCTCGGAACCCCGCTCCTGTCGAAGGGGCGGGGTTCCGCTGTAAACTACTGTAAAAGCGTTGACAGAAGGAGACACCATGGCGTCCCTGGACTACAGCCAGCCGGTCAATCAGGTGCGCCTGCTGATCCCTGACATCATCAAGCTGGAGGACCCGAAGGATCTGCGGAAGCCGCCGTCCTACATCTTCAGCGACATGGAGCTCTTCGGCTTTCTCGCCATTGAGGGCGGTAATGTCAAGAAGGCCGCTTCCCGGGCGCTTATGGCAATCGCCACATCCGAGACACTGATCCTCAAGGTCATCTCCACGGACAACAAGTCCACCAATGGCGCGACACTGGGCGCTGAGCTCCGGGCGCAGGCCAAGAGGCTGTGGGACGAGGCCAAGGAGGCCGAGGTCGCTGATCTCGGGTTCGACTTCCTGCCCGGTGTCGTTCCTCCGGGGGAGGACTGGGCATGGCACTGAGCGTTCTGCATAACAAGGATCCCCGCTTCGACTCAGGGGCGTACTGGCCCCTGGGCTTGTTCTGCAACTGCCTCGTGGTTGTCACGGAACCCCCGGGTACGAAGAGTCACGAGTGGACAGAGGACGGCCCTGTCGATATCCCTCCGAAGGAGCTCTGGAAGGGCTACGCGGCGGTCAACCCGAACATCGCCTGGCGTGCCCGCGACCGCAGGTCGGCCTACGACGACACCGCGGTTCACGCCTACTACGTGCACCTGAACCACATCGACAAGAATCTGCTTGTTCCCAAAGAGAAGTGGGGCGATAGGTCGTTGCGGTTCGTGCCCGGCTACGGGCAGATCGTCAAGGTGCTGGAGAACAATTCCGATCCGAGGAATACAGGCTTGCGTCTTGTCGTGCGTAACGCCCCGTCGGACTCCGACTACTGGCAGCCGACCCTGCTGTGCGACATCGATGTGGATGACTCCAAGGGTGGGACGCACTGATGGACCTCGTTCGAGCCTCTTTGAGACGAAAGTCACAAGATTTCAATCAGGTTACGAGCGGGCTCAGTCGGTTCCAGGAGAAGGTCATCACTGAGGCGTTCAGGGCTACTGAGGCCGCGGCGAGGGCCGGGGGAGAGGTCGTCATCAGGACGGTGGACACCTCTGGTGCGGGGATGCCTTACAAGCACGACCCCACCACGGACGCTCGTGTGTGGACGGGGCACATGCGCTCGACAGCCGCCGATGGGCAGGGCTATAGAGTTAATGTGAGGAACATCTCGGGTGGGAAGTTCTCTGCCTCTGTCGGATTCACTGATGCCGACGAGAAGTACATCGGCTATCAGGAGGAGGGCACCTCGAAGCTCCGGGGCATGCTCGCCCTCCAGTCTGCACGGACAGCCACCGACCAAGCGATGAAGGAGGCCGGATTCTGATGCTCGAACCCTTCGAGGGCGCCACTGTCGAGAAGTTCGACGAGGCCGCCATGAAGGAGCTGGAGACCCTCAAAGGTGTGAGGGTCTTCGACTCGCTCCGCCCCGATGGTGACAACGACGGTAAGGACTACGTCGTCTATATGCCCGGTGACGTGACACCCGGGGCCATGAGGAAGTACGGCTCGATCGTTGGTGTGACGCAGGCCGCTGTGATCCACCAGTTCGGTGTGCTCATCTCCTCCGTGTCGCCCAAGGCCCGGAACCACCTGCTCGCAGCTGTTCGCAGGCGGCTGCTGGGATTCCAGATTCCGGGCACGAGCGAGGCCTTCGAGACCGGGGCGCTCAACTCGTATGGGAACACGGATAGTACCGTAAGGCCGGTTCGATACACTTCTTACGTCACCTTCCAGGTGACGGTGGACAGGAGTGTGTGATGCCAAAGTACGCGACCGTTGAAGGTGTGGTCTTCGAGTACACCGAGGACTACGCCAATGCGATTAACACCGATGGCCGCTTGACTCGTGTCCCCGACGACACCCCTGTGTCGCCCCGGGAATGCTGCGGGGGCACTGGTTGGATCGTCAACGGCGAGGTTGTTCATCTCGGCGATGGCGCCCCGCACAGCAATTATGTTCCTCGTCATAGGAAGGACGACTGATCATGGCACAGGCTGCCGTTAAGAAGATGATGCCCCCGGGGACCACGATCTGGTGGGTCCCGATCGCGGACGCCCCGACGGTCAAGGATGTCGTCAAGGCCGTGCTCTACAACTCCACCCCGGCTGGTGGTGGTGGTGGTGGTGGTACCCCGACCCCCGCGAAGGCCAAGGATATCTCCTGCGCTGTCGTCTCGGGCTTCACCCTGAACCCGACCGACTCGGAGACGGATGACACCACGACCATCTGCGACTCCGCGGCGTCCAACACCCCGACCCGTGACGCCTACGAGGCCTCTCTCACCTTCCTGCGTGAGGCCCTCGACGAGGCCTCCGGCAAGGGCAACCAGGACTCCCCCGCCTCTGTCGCGTTCGAGCTGTTCAAGAAGGGTGGGGTCTCCGCCAACGTCACCGGCTGGCTGGTGAAGCGCATCGGCTACAAGAACACCACGCCCGCCAAGGCCGGCCAGCTCGTTTCCGCGTTCCTCGTCATGCCCGACAACCCGCGTGACGAGGTCGGTGAGGGCAAGCAGCCCATTCAGATGACCGTCCCCTTCCTTCCTCAGGGCACCATGGTCATCAACGAGCCCCTCGTCTGATCGTCGGGTTCAACCTCCCTGGATCAAAAGCCCCGCTCTCACAAGGAGCGGGGCTTTTGGTATACTCATTTGGACCGATTGACGAATCGAAAGATTGGATGATTGATGTCTGACGACAAGCTGACTTCTGCTGAGACTGAGGACGAGCTCCTCGACCTCGACGGGCTTCTCGACAACGTGAAGCAGACCCAGCGGGAGGTCACCGTCTACCCGGACGCTACCCTTGCCCAGCGGGCCATGGAGCTCCAGGAGCAGATTCTTGAGGAGCGCCAGTCCACCGAGAAGCCGGTGCGCGCGCTCAACGAGAAGACCCCGGAGGTCGAACTCGCCGAGGTTCTGAAGAAGATGGAGAAGACCGCCATCGTCTTCACCCTCCGCGCCCTGGCCTCTGCTGAGATCTCTGCCATCCGCAACCACATCGTGGCGACCGTTCCGATCAAGAAGAACGCCACCGCCGATGAGACCAACGAGCTCCGTGAGACCCGTCAGCAGATCGCCTATGAGCACTACCTGTCGCACTCCGTGATCGGCATCAAGTCGGGCGGCAAGTCCAAGAAGGGCTTGACCTCTCGTGAGGCTGCTAAGATGCGTCAGCGCCTCCCCGAGGCCGAGTGGGTCAAGCTCATCGAGGGCTTCGACAAGACGCAGGTCGCCACTGCGGCTCTGGAGCAGGTGATGGCCGACCCTACGTTTCGTTGGGCCATCACTGACGAGGAAGAGTAACCAGAAATTCGTCATCGCTCTGAAGACCGCTTGGCACTCGCACCTTCCGCCGACGCTCTACCTCCCCTCTGTCGGCAGGTACAGCAGGTCCGTCCCGGTCTGGGACGAGATCGACAACGACTGGAGGCGCGAACCCCTGCCACAGGACTTCAGGAACGAGCTCGACGTTCGTCTGGAGATGGCCTGGCAGTACTACACCGACTCCTGCTGCCCCAAGTGCGGGACTCCGGTCTGGTACGGGCGGACTACCGACAACAGGGTCCAGTTCGACATCCAGGACACCATCTGCTACGGATGCGAGACCCTGGAGAAGGACGAGGCGGATAGGGAGCGCCGCAAGGAGCGGAAGCAACCAGGCGTGACCAAGATCGCCGTTCCTGTCGGAGTCACCTACGATGAAACCGGTGAGTTCGAACCACTGCCAACTCCATGGGAGGCCATGGCCTCCGTCCCGACCTGACGCGGGGCTATGAAACCCGGATTGATATTCTTGGTGGTATCAATCCGGGTTTTCTATTAAGGGGACGACAGTGGCCGACCAGTCGAAGCTCTCGTACGAGGTTGAACTCGACGCCTCCGGTTTCATCCAGGGCTCCTCTAAAATCCAGTCCTCCGCCGCGCAGGCCGTCAATGCGGTCGGTGCGATGGGTGCCGCTATGAAGTCGCTCACACAGGCGAGTCGTGGCGGTTCCTGGATGGATAAGAACATTATGTCTTCGTCCGACGCGAAGGCGATGTCCACCAACATCCAGGTCTACCAGCAGGCGGCCAAGCTCACCAAGGATCTGACCGCCGCCTCGCAGGCCCTCGGACGGACCGATGTCTCCTCGACGATCAAGGCCACCACGAGCGCCATCGAGGGCATGTCGCAGGCCCTCAACAATGCCACGATCGCTGATAGCAAGCAGGTCTCCGCTCTGAAGGAGCAGGTGGCCCTCTACGAGCGCATGGCCCGGGTCGCCAAGCAGCTCGGCACCGACATGAGTGGCATGTCGAGGAACTCTGGCATCGACAGCAACCTGGGTGGGCGCTCCAAGACTGAGATTGAGGCTCAGCGTCAGCTCAACGAGGTCCGCAAGCAGGCTCGCGAGGCTGCCCTTGAGCAGGCAGTCACCGAGCAGAAGGCCACCGCCGCCACGACTGCCGGGGCCTCCGAGCGTGTCGCCGCCCTCCAGCGCGTCATCGCTGCTGAGCAGCAACTTGCGGAGGTCACCGACAAGGCCTACGCCGCGCAGTACCGCAAGGCCGCCAACCAGTCCGCGATCCAGACCAACCAGGCCGCCGTGGATACCGGTCGGGCTGCTGCGAAGCTGGAGGCCGCTGCCGAGCAGGACCGGGCCGCCGCTCTCCGCGCCTCTGTCGCTGCGGCTCACGAGGCCGTCCAGGCGAACACCGCCCACATCCACTCTCTGGAGAACATGAGGTTCGCCTCGCAGGAGGTCCGCAACAACCTGACGGTGCTGGCCGCTGGGGTAACGGCGCTCGCCACCTCTGTCGTCAAGGCCGCTGCCGACCAGGATCGCGCCTTCGCCGACATCGCTCGTACGACCCAGCTGGACCAGACCAGCGGAGCGCTCCAGGCCCTTCGTGACCAGTACAGGCAGATGTCCACCGACATCAGCAAGTCGTTCTCCGAGCTCTCCCAGATCGGTACGCTTGGCGCGCAGATGAACATCCCTGCGGAGAAGCTCGGGGATTTCACCCGCGCTGTCGCAGAGTTCTCCATGGTGACTGGTACCACGACCGAGAAGGCCTCCGAGGACTTCGGGCGCCTGATCAACACCTTCAGCCAGGCTGGGATGGCCCTGAATGGCGGCGACAAGGCCTATGAGCAAATGGCCTCTCAGGTCGCTGAGCTCGGTGCGAAGGCAGTCGCCACCGAGGACGAGATTCTGACGATGGCGAACAGCATCTCGACCACCACCGTGTCGGCGGGCATCGGGCAGAACGCCACCCTCGCGTACGCCACGGCCCTGACCTCTGTCGGTGTGAAGGCCGAGTGGGCCCGCGGTTCGCTCCAGCGAATCTTCGGGAACTTCAACAAGGCCGCGGCGCAGGGTGCGGAGGGCATGGCGGACTTCGCCCAGCAGATGCACATCTCCAACGAGGAGGCCCTGGAGCTCTGGAAGAACGACCCCTCGAAGTTCTTCAACCAGCTCATCGAGTCCATCTCCAAGGCCGGCAACGGCGTGGAGATGACTCAGATGCTCTCCGACATCGGACTGAAGTCCACCCGCGACATCGAGCTCGTGAAGCGTCTCGCAGTGAACTTCGACCTGCTCAAGGAGACCATGGACAACTCCGCTGAGGCCGGGTCGAACACTGGCTTCCTGGAGCAGTCCATGGAGAAACTCAATGCCACCATGACGGAGACCATTGCGCAGACCAAGAACGCGCTGGAGAACATGATGGCCTCCTTCGGCGAGCCCTTCCTGGCTCCGCTGAAGTTGATCCTGGACGGTGTCCAGGCGCTCGCCAACGCCCTGTCGAGCCTGGGTGAGACTCCGGTCGGTCGAGTCATCGCGGCCTTCGCCGGCGGTGTGACGATTTTCATCGCCCTCCAGACCGGGGCCAAGCTTCTCCAGGCCGGGGTCCTGTCGGTCGCCTCCTCGATGATGCAAGTCCGCAAGAACATGGTCGAGGCTGGCCTCTCCGGACAGTTGTCCTGGAGCAACATCGCCAAAGCCATCCAGCAGGCCAACGCGGCCCTGGCCGAGCAGCCCGCTCTGTACGCCCGCGTGAAGGCCGCTCAGGCTGAGGTCGCCCAGCAGCGCCTTACTGGGAGCACCGCTGGTACCTCGGCCATGTCGGCTGGCGCTACGGCTTCCGAGGCCGCGGCCCACAACGCGGCTACGACAGCTATCAAGGCCGAGACCGCTGCCCAGGAGAGCCTGGGTGCGGCGCGCAGTGTAGCCACTTCTGCGGCCTCCGCGTCCACCGCAGCTACCCGAACCCTGGGCGCGGGCATTTCAGCCGTCTCCGGGGCTATGGCGGCCGCTGGGACCGCTGTGAAGGGCTTCTTCGCTTCCCTTGGTCCGGCTGGTTGGGCATCCCTCGCCTTGTCGGCTCTGCCTGCGATCGCTGAGGGCTACAACCAGATCGCCAACGCTGAGGAGATCGCCGCTGAGAAGGCCCAGAAGGCCGGTGCGGAGATGCTGTCGGCCATGGGTGGTGCTGCCGAGGTTCAGAAGGCCGTCCTCGCCGACACGCAGGACATTGCTAACGGCTCGCAGCGCAGTCTTGGCGACCTGATGATCTCCGCTGATGGAGCAGGTGACGCGTACAAGACCGCGTCGGAGAAGTCCTACTACTTCGTGAACGCCCAGGGCGAGATCGTCCGGGCCACGCGCGAGGTCGCCCAGCAGATGGGTTACACCACGCTCCAGATTGGTAAGAACACCGCGGAGCTCATCCGCAACGCGATCGCCGGATCCGAGGGCTTCAAGAAACTCACTGGAGACCAACTCAACGGACTGAAGGAGCTCGGCTTCGACTGGGGTGAGTACGCGAGGAAGGCAGCGACAGAGGGTCAGGGTGCAGCCTCCGCGTACGTGCAGGGCTTCATCGATCAGCTGAACCAGAAGAAAGCTGACCTCGACGCGGCCCAGTCTCAGACCTTCAAGGACCCGAACGCGGTCACGAGCACCAAGGCGCATACTCAGGCGACTGACGACCAGACGAACGCGATCAACAACCAGATCAACGCTTTGAAGGGCCTTCAGGACGCCAACGACGGTGTCGGTGCCGCTGTCTCGCAGGCCATGGGCTCGCAGGACGCCCAGAAGCAGATTCTCCAAGGGCTCGGCCTGTCGGCTGATGAGGCCAACGGCGCGCTCCAGGGAATGAACGGGGCCGCGGATGACAACTCCAGTGCCGCGGACAAGGCCGCGGAGGCCTGGGACAAGTGGAAGTCCGCTGTGGACTCGGCGATCGACAGGGCCTTCGGGTTCGAGAACGCTGAGGCCGCCATGTTCGACGCTCTGGACAAGTTCAACCAGGGCCTCCAGGACAATGGCAATGTGATCAATACCACGACTGAGGGTGGTAGGCAGAACCTCCAGAATCTTCAGACTTACCTGAAGGCTGTGGCGGAGAACGCCATGCAGGTCGCCCAGAACCTGGGTCTGACCGGTGCCGAGGCCCAGAAGTACGTGCAGGACTACGTGCAGGCCGCCATCGACCAGATCGGCCAGCAAGGCATCGACACCTCACAGGTCCAGCAGGCCATGAACAACGTCGGGGCCATGCTCGGCCAGACAATGCCTGGCCCTCAGGTGGACAACACTCCGACCCAGCAGGGCGTTGACCAGGCTCAGCAGATCGCCCAGCAGGGCGTTGGGGCTGTTGCCGATACGACAGGGCAGACGGTTCCCGGTATCGAGATCGACCCCTCGGCCACCCTGTCGAGTGTGCAGGAGCAGCTCGGCATCAGCGAGCAGGGGATGTCGGACATCTACAACGTCTTCAACCAGACGATCCCCGGTGCGAACATCGACGGCTCGACGACGTTCTCCGACCTCCAGAAGATGCTGAGCGCCTCTGACCAGGACATGGGTATCCTTTGGCAGATCATCTCCAAGAACATCAACGGTCCTGGGGTCAACTACAACGGGCTCAAGGTCGATCTGAAGAACATGAAGGTCGAGACCGACTCCGTTGTCGGACAGATCATTCAGCGCCTATCGCTCGCCAAGGCGATGCTCGCAGGTGCCAAGACCGGTGCGGCCGCTGGCAAGATCGGTGGTCAGCTCACTAAGAAGGGCAAGGGTGCGGGCAACGCGAAGGCCGCGTTCCAGTCCGCCATGGGCCGTTATCAGCCGACACCCCGCAAGTCCCGTGGGGGCGGTGGCGGTGGTGGCGGCGGCGGCGGTGGTCACACGCCCCGCTCGCACACACCACGCAGGTCCTCCACACCTCGGTCTCACACGCCCGGGTCTCACACACCCAGGTCTCACACGCCCACTGGTGGTTCTTCCAAGTCGAAGCAGAAGGAGAAGTCGCCTGCCGAGCTCTTCAAGGACTTCCTGTCGCGCCTCTCCACCGCGATGAAGGAGAGCATGGAGAAGTGGTGGAAGTCCCGCTCTGCGAAGGACAACTACCACTCGCAGCTCAACACGATGAGGAAGAAGATCGAGGACGCCCGTAAGACCATTGCGGACGCTAAGAAGTCGATCGAGGACCTCAACGCCACCCTGTCGGAGCAGCAGCAGGAACTCCGAGACGCCAAATACTTCAACGAGATCGCGAAGAAGTACGGTGACAAAGAGCGCATTCAGTCCACTCAGACTGACATCGACAAGGCGAACAAGAACATCAACGACACCAAGTCTCAGATCGCCGATAAGGAGAAGGAGATCGCGGAGGCTCAGAAGGGCATGTTCGCCCTTCAGGGCTACACGCAGGCCGCCATCGAGAACAGGGCTGCGCTCAAGCAGTTGCAGTCCACCATGATGGAGATGATCGAGGCCTACGCCGCCACGGGCGCTTCCAACGAGCAGGTCGCGGCATACGCGCGCCAACTCAAGGAGGAGTTCATCAACCAGGCGGTTCAGATGGGCTTCAACCGCGGTGAGGTCACTGAGCTGGCCGGTGGGTTCGACAGCCTGGCGTCCACGATTCAGAACGTCCCCCGCTCTGTCGAGGAGAACGTCACCGACGGCGGCACTGCGGCTGCGACGCAGCAGGCTATCGAGGACGTCGCCAATGGCGACTACGGCCCCGCGGAGATTCCGACCGAGCTCGATGAGCCCTCCGCGGCGGAGACCGGCGGGGCCCTCGACGACATGGCCGAACCGCGTGAGGCGGAGTACAAGCCCGATGTCGTTCGCGACGCCAAGAGCTTCGTGCTGGAAGAGCTCGATGCCCTGGCCAATGGCGACAAGGCGAATGCCGAGGGGCGTCCGGTTCAGTACATCCCAGAGATGGACGAGACCGGCAAGGCCCGCTTCAACGCGGAGGCGAAGGAAATCGCTTTCGACATGTACAAGCGGTACATCCCGACTGCTGCGAACGAGGAGTTCGATGAGACCAAGAACTACCTCGAAGAACTCGCCAAGCCCGAGAACAAACAGTACCTCCCTGAGATCAACTCGGAGATGTTCGGCCTCACCCAGGAAGACCTCGATGCTCTGTCCCAGGAGCGCACGGCGAATTACAACTCCGATGTCGATGACGAGACGTACAACGCCGCGCTAGAGCAGCTAAATGCTGCCGGTGCGGACCAGGACGTCGAGTACAAGCCTGAGGTCAACGAGGGTGACAACCAAGGGACAAAGGAGGAGCTCGACGAGACGGGAGAGCCTCGGGAGGCCGAGTACAAGCCGGACGTCAACGAGGGCGACAAGAACAACACCGACAAGGAGCTCGACGAGACTGCTGAGGATCGTGACGCGGAGTACGAGCCCAAGACGAATGAGAGCAAGAAACGCTCTGTCACTGAGGCTCTGAATAAGGCCGCTGAGGACAGGGAAGCCTATTTCAAAGCAAAGAAGGATGAGGGCTCCTACTGGGGAGTCATGAACGCCTTCACTCAGCTGGCCACCACGCGCACGGTCCAGTTCGTCGCGCAGCAGGTCGGCTCGGCCTGGAACACGGTCAAGTCCTGGTTCCATAACGGTGGCCAGATTCCGGCCTACGCCAATGGTGGTCCGATCCGATCCCGTGTCGGAATCGCCCTGGGTGCCCCGATCGCCGGGTTCGCCGGAGGCGGTCCTGCCGGAGGGATGATCCCGGGCAACCCGGGCGGGAACTACCACACGGACAACCTGCTCGCGATGAACCCGACAGGGTCCCTGTTCGCGGTTCGCAGTGGGGAGTACGTCATCAACCGCAGTGCCGTGGAGACCTACGGCTCCGGCATGTTCGACGCGATCAACGCCAGGCGTTACGCCCCGTCCGTGTCGTACTCCGGCGGAGGGATTCCGCGGGGCGGAGTTGACCTCTCCTCTCGGACAATCGCGGCTCTCGCTCGGTCCATGTCGAGCATGATCACACTCGACGGGCGCGTGATCTCCAACTCCGTCAACGGATACAATGCGGTTAATGGACAGAGGGGGTCGTACTGATGGCAGTCCTAGACAACCGATGCATACTCGGGGTCGGGAACAAGAATCTTGTTCTTCCTGCCCCAGTTAAGGATGCTGCCATTCAGGCGACGCCGTGGGGGCAGGTCACTCAGCTCGTCAATGGGGCGAACGGGATGACACCCTCTCGGTTCGCCGCGAAGGCGTACAAGCTCGCCTGGAACGTGATGGCTCCGTCGGACTACGTGGCACTTATGGACCTGATCTCGACGGCGGGTTCGAACCCCATCCGGTATGTGGACTGCCTGAACAGGCCGGACCTCAACGTCCTGTCGCCTTTCCTGGGGAAGCCATTCCTTCTGGTGGACACCCTGTCGCCCATCGCCTTCGCGAAAGACGGCACAGTGCTTGCTCAGATGGATACTCGATCCGGAGATGGCCCGGAATATGCGTTGCGTATGACAGGCAAGGCCACGACGGCTCCAGCCTCTTACACGGAGACGATCCTGATTCCCCCGGGCTACACCTTCTACGTGCAGACTGTCGGGGACGACACGCAGAAGTTCGTGTTCAAGGACGGCTCCCCACTGCCTCCGTACGAGACGAAAATTGTGCCGAACGACACAGATTCGGTGCAGCGCGCGACTATCACGATCAAGCCCGCGGAGGCCAACGGATCGGGCCTTCTGCACTGGGTTCGTGGAGTGCTCGATGCCGGGTCCGGCTACTCGGGCCTCGATCCCTTTGCCCCCTGGTCTCTGTTCACCAACCCGGAGATGAGCCCCGGAGGTGTGCTGATCGGTGAGGACACGAACGAACGCGCCCCTGTCGGCAATGCCAGGCTGCTGAACGTTCGGGACCATTACATCCCTGAGGAGTACTACTCGACCCTGAAGGGTGGGGACAGGATCGACATTGAGGTGAAGGCCAAGGTCCTCAAGGGCTCGAAGGCCTTCAAGGGTGGTGTGAGATACCTCAAGGCGACTGGAACCTCAGGGCTCACCGATGTCGGTCTCCAGAAACGATCCGAGCTCGGTGATGGCTGGGCCCAGTGGTCCGGCGGCTGGACAGTGCCGGCGGACGCTGTGAAGGCCGGACCTTGGCTGCATATCGACCAGGATGCCTGGACCCCCGATACTCAGATTCTCGTCTGTGACCTGCACGTGAAGAACACGTCCTACCAGCAGCGTCTCAACTCCGGGCCGGACATCACGTCCTACGCTCCGCCCATGGGTTTCACGACGATGATGGTCGATCCGGGCTCGATCCAGGTCGAGTCCAACAAGCGGTTCCACAAGGTTGAGTTCTCGGTGAAGGAGGTCTGGCCGTGGCTGTGAGATTCACCGGGGTAGACAACTCCACGGTCTCCTCCTGGTCCGTTGCGGAGGACGCCACCTCGCTCGACAGAGGTGCTTCGGACACTGGGGTTCCCCAGTTGCAGGTGCAGGGCATCGGATATCAGCCGAACCTGATGACGATGCTCGGGCAGAGCATGACTGTGATTTCGAACGAGTACGGTTCGACCGAGTTCCGCATCACGGACATTGAGGGCACCGAGTCGGGCTGGACCCTCACCGGTGGCTCGCCCCTGTCGGCACTCGTCCAGGCGGGCACCATCCCCAGTATGACAGGTCAGCCGATCGAGTCCATCATCGAGATGTTCTTCAACGCCGTGGGGATCAAGCGCTCGCAGTACACACTGGAGATCGACAGGGCTCTGTTGAAGGAGACGTACGACGTCCCCGCCCAGCGTGTCGTCGTATGGCAGGCCATGAAGCAGTGGCTCAGCGCCAACGAGATCGACATGTCGTGGGAGGTTGGCAGGCTCCGGTTCCAGCCGCTCCGCAACCGGATCATGTACGTCAACGATGTGACCTCGAGTTACAACCTCACGATGAGTTCTTCGCAGAAGGTGAAGAACATCGACGTGAACATCTACCATCGCATGGCGTTCCGGCACGATGTGATCTGGCCACCGAAGCCGTTGCTCTACCCGGACGCCAAAACGACGTTCGGGCAGACCGACACGCCCGTGATCACAGTGAACGCAGGGGAGCAGACGGTGACTACCCTTCAGCTCCCCTGCGAGGTGTCGTCCGTGCGACAGCCCCGTCAGGTTATGGCGATCCCTGTCGTCAATAAGGCCCCACTGGTGGACAACCAGAACACGCCCAACGGCATCTACATGGTCGTCGGGAAGGACAACAAGGCGATCACCCCCGCTCAGTGGCAGGACATGGGTGGGGGCCTCGAAGTGCGCCTCAACAAGGACAAGCGCTCTGTCGATGTCATCGTCACAGGGATGCTGTTCGAGGAGCTCAGCCCCTTCCGCATCTGCGAGTCAGACGGGAAGACCGATTACAACGGCCTGTTCCTGCTTGGGGAGAACGGAACCTACGTCGATATCGAGACCATCCCCTTCCACACCGGCACGCCCGGGACGGACGAGGAGCAGACGATCGACAACCAGTGCATCACTACGCGCACCCAGGCCTACCATGCGGCTCAGTGGGCCGCTGATCAGTACAGCGGGCACTCCTTGAACGCGACCTGGCAGGGCATCAATCCGCTACGAGACACCGAGGCCAACGGGGAGCGCCAGGTCTTCGGCCGCCTCGCAGGAGTTCGGTACAAGCAGGACGGGCACTGGTGGCGTGTATCGAACGCATCCCTGTCGGATAATAATGCTCAGTTGACCGCTACGAGAGACACAACACTGGGGGATGTTCAACGCGTCTACCCGAAGGTTCGAATGATGTCCGGGGGCGGGCGGACTCTTAGGGAGATCAGCGACAGGGGGATTCTATGAGCCGGGACTACGAGGGGCATCTGTACCCCGCACCGAACGTTTCGAAGCAGACGCAGTCCTGGACCTGCGCTATCGAGCGCAAGATCAACCGATTGGAGCAGCGCACGGGTGATGCCGTCGCCACGGCGAACAACGCGGCCAACCGCTGGGCGCCCATGGCTGGCGAACTGGCCAAGATGCGTGATCGTCTCGACGACACCGAGGCGATCGAGCGCGTGTCGCGCCTCGCCCAGGACGCAGTGACCTGGTCCACCAGGCCGCCGGTGAACCGTACGCCGGGTGTGCAGAAGGAGAAGCCAGATTACCCGTTGCACCCCAATGCGGTCTGGTACGTCTACGTCGGGGACAAGAACAACGTCACCGAGATTTGGCGCTGGGAACAGGCCTCCATGAAGCGCGTCGGCGATAAGGCCGAGAACTTCAAGCTCGACATGGCCGGGCGATGGGTCAGGCAGACTTATGGCACGGGCACGCTAGGTGAGGGTGCCGTCGATCTGAAGAACCTCTCCAAGTCCCTATCGGACAACTTGGAGGAGGCCCACAACGGTGTCGTTCAGCTTCAGAAGCGCGCTGATGAGGCCGACAAGAAGTACGACAAGACCAAGGCCGACCTTGAGAAGCAGATCAAGGACATCAAGGAGAAGGCCGGTAGCGACGGTCGTGTGATCGTCTCGCCCAACGAGCCCGCCGGGGCCGACCGTGTCGAAGGCAACCTGTGGATCAACACGGCGGATGGGAAGAACCGCCCGTATCGCTACGACAAGACCGCGGACAAGTGGGTCGAGATCAAGGACCCCGACATAGTCGAGGCTGCGCAGAAGGCCGCCCAGGCGCAGACTGAGGCGAGCAAGGCCCTGAAGAAGGCCCAGGACATCGAGGATATGGCCACTGCGGCCAAGCTCGCTGCGGAGAACGCACAGAAGAGCGCTGACGGCAAGAACACCATCTTCTACACGCCTGAGAAGCCCACGCTCCAGGGCCGTAAGCAGGGTGATCTGTGGTTCGACACAGACGACGGTTACAGGATGTACTCCTATGACCAATCTCGTCAGGACTTCGTGGACGTCACACCCAAGACCTCCATGTCAGATGAGGACAGGGCCGCCCTGGAGCGCCTCCGCTCGGGAACCTCGGACATCCTGGACGCCACGTTTCCTGTCGCCTGGACCACGGCTGCGACGCCGTCGAACTGGCGAATCGAGACCAACTACCCGGGACGCTACCACTGGATCGGCGGGGACACGTCCGGTGGGGCCCGGCGTCTGCTGATCCTCCCGCCGAAAGTGAAGCGCGCCACGAAGAACGACACGTACACGTTCGCGTTCTCACTGAGGAACGAGTCCACTCAGACCGCTCAGTTCCAGGTCGGCTTCGATTTCTACTCCGACAACGCGTGGAAGCGGAACGTCAACCCGAGCCCGAACATCTTCGTGGTTCCCCCGGATGGGCAGTCCCATGTCTTCAAGACGACCATCGTCGCGGCCTACGACCCCAACAACCGGGAAAACGTAGTCGTCCCCTGGATCGACGGCCTGTCGTCGCTGGCCAACAATGTATGGCTCATGGGCGTCGAGATGACGAACAACGACAACCTCCAGGCTCGGCTCGCCCAGGCTAGCCAGGGTGTCGCTGATACGTTCAAGCGCATCGAGGGGCAGGTTCTCACGTCGCCCTATCCGCCTTCGAAGGGTATCGTTAATACTTCTGTATGGATGTCTCCCGACGGTAAACTGTTCCGCATGAGGAAGGCCGGAAAGGAAGACTGATGCCTTACGATCGGAACGCGAACTGGGTCGATGGCGAAGGCGCGCAGGCCACGCCCATCACCGCCGTTAAACTTAACAAGGTCGAGGATGGTCTTGTTGCGGCATCCAAGAATGCCGACACTGCGGTGGCCAAGGTCACTGAGAACAAGGCCGCGATCGACAGGGCGCAGAAAACTGCGGATGACGTGACGAAGACCGAGGCCCAGCACTGGCAGCAGGCCAACAACCTCTTCGCCACCACCACCGCGCTCAAGGCACTGGAGCAGCGCTTCGACGAGCTCAAGGCCGCGACGGAACTCGGCAAGATCATCGACGGGATCAAGCAGTTCTACGTGGGGCGCATGGACTCCGGTCCCCTAGTCCCTGTCGGTGCCATCCTTGCGTGGGCCGGTGTCACGGCACCCGACAACTTCGCCCTCTGCGACGGGCGACAGATGGACCGTACGGCGTATCCGCAGTTGTACTCGGTGATCCGGAATCTCTATGGCGAATCAGGCAACTTCTTCAAGCTTCCTGACCTCAAGGGTCGCGTCATCGTCGCCAGGGACCAGGGCAACGCGCAGTTCGTCAACCTTAACAATATCGGCGGGGAGACTCAGCACACTCTGTCGCTTGATGAGATGCCGCGACACAGTCACGACATCGGTAACCCGAACGTTGCGAACTGGCGCGACATGGGCATCTGGGGATCGAACGTGTCCGGCGGTAACCAGTGGAACATCGCCTCGGGCTCCTCCGACGGCTCCCTTGGTAAGCTCTCGGCTTTCGACACCGGCGGGAGCCGTCCGCACAATAACATGCCCCCGTACATCGTGCTGAACTACATCATCAGGATCAAGTGATCCTATGGGTTCGTACGAGTACATAACGTGGCCCGGGGACAAGACGACTCCGGGCCCCGATCTGTTCCCAGGCTGGAGCCCCACCGCGCACAACTCCAGTGTCGTGCATGGGATGAACGGCGCGGAGTGGGTCGAGGTCGATAGGAACCAGGACCCCGAGGCGTACAACATCGCAGCCCACGCGGACCAGACCCGTAACGACATCCTCGCTATGGTCCGACAGGACGGGGGCCGGGTCTTCTACTATGATGGTTCGGGCTACCCGCCCCTCCGTGGCTACAACCCAGGGGACACCGCCCGTGGTCGTGAGAAGACAACAGGCTCTATCCTTGTCGAGTACAGGTGGAACGGCCTGGAGTGGATTCAGCAACGCCTTACTGACGGCATGATCACCTCGCTCGATGTCGGTAAGCTCACAGCGGGCACGGCCAATATCCAGAAGGTCGTCGCCGACACGATCTGGGCCGGGATCATTCAGGCGAAGTCCATTGTCGCCAACAAGATCACCGGCGAACTCATCGAGGCGAACACGATTCGCGGGGATCACATCGCGGCGAACTCGATTTCGGCTGAGAAGTTGCAGACGGGCTCCATCACAGCAGAGTCGGGCATCATCAAGAGCCTCGATGCGGGGAAGATCACCACCGGGTTCATCAACGGTCAGCGCATCGCGGCCCGTTCCATCACTGCTGCCCAGCTCGCGGCTGGTTCAATCACTGCCGACAGCGCGGTGATCGACTCCATCAGTGCGTCGAAGATCACCACAGGCACCCTGAAAGCGTCCCTGTTCGACGCCGACACATTGCGGGGTCAGACCTTCATTGGTGGGCGGTTCATTGGTGGGGACTTCCTTCTCGACCCGGAGACCTCACGGCAGGACATGCGGTTCGGGCGCTCCAAAGCCGTGCCCTTCAAGAACGAGTCCCAGGAATTCACGCGCGAGGTCATCGGCATTTCCGCGTTCAGTCCCACCACGGAGCAGCCCATCCTCGCCCTGGGTGTCATCGGCAATGACGATCCCGCGCTAACTCTGTACGGCCGGCAGTTCACTGACGGGACCCGCTACTTCTCTCAGCTCAGCCCGGGACAGTTGTACCTGGGTGGAGTCAACGCTGCCGGAAAACCGACCTGGTCCTACATCCGGCAGTCGGGACAGGACCTAGCCATCTCCACACGGCAGGAGAATGTCAACACACCTCTGTCGAACCTGCTGATGTCTCCCACTCACTTCTACGCTGCGGGAAACTACCGCGGCTCGACTCCGAAGTGGATGTTCCACCTCACCACAGGAGGTCACCGCTCTGACATCCTCTGTGATGGTGATCTGCACATCCACGCTTCCGCCGGTTACGCGGTAAGCATCGACTCGTACATCCATTCGCGATTCCCATTCACCCAACTCGACTGGGGTGCGGGTGGTAATGAGGCGAATGTCCTTCGGAGGACCGAGATCAATGGCGATCTTCACGCCACCGGTCGCATCAGCGCGGACCACGGGAAGAGCTTCGTCATTCGTCATCCGACGAAGGACGACCACATCCTGGTTTACACCTGCACCGAGTCGCCCTACAACGGGATCGAGTACTGGGACAACGCCACGATCCCCGGGAACGGGGAGATGACCATCGAGCTCCCCGAGTACTTCGACAAGCTGCATGATGAGGATGTTCCGACGTCGGTATTCACTTCGAACGGCGTGAAGGTTCTCGGTCCTGTCGAAGACGGCAAGTTCAGGGTCTCAGGCGAGGCGGGTACCTGGTTCTCCTGGCAGGTCAAGGCTGCTCGAAGGATACCCTGGACGTCTAAGATGGATGCAGAATGCTCTGAAGAGGATGCCATCAATAAGTACGACTTCTCGGAGCGAATCATAGAAGGGTTGCCGAGGTGGGAGCAATAGACAGCAACGGAGTCTACAAGTACTCCTCCGAGGACACGGTCAACACCTGGGAGAACTTCCTCAACCTGGGTATGAACTCCGTGTCGAACGCCATCCAGAACCTTCGGTACAACGGGGTCTACTGCGTGACCAACATCCAGGGTGCCACGACCAAGCGCATGGAGCTGGAACGTACGGGCCTCAAGCCGACAGGGGACAACCCGTTCCTCTTCTACCTGAAGAACAATGGCAAGTTCATCACCTGGGATGGCGCTGCTTGGAAGATGAACGGCGACTCCATCGCTTCCTGGATGGTGAACGGCAACGAGACCTTCACTCCGGCGACGCCCTGCTACGGGAAAATCTTGTGGGGCCAGCAGGGGGAGGAGTCCAAGTTCAGACAGGAAATGGGTGTCTCCGTCCTGAGGATTACTGAATGGTCTTACTACGGCAATGACCAGACCACAGATTCGGCCTTCGCCTACCTGCCGCTGAAGAACACCTACACCGGCGTTGCAGTGACGTTGATCACCAACGGCAACGCGGAGGAGTGGCCGGGAGCCTTCTCGGCCGACAACAACAACTGGCACCAGTTCGCGGAGAAGGACGGCACGATCAAGAAGATCAGGATCATCGTCCCCCGCGGCATCGTCGGTCACCTGATCACGACGAACTATGTCATCTACGGATGGATCAAATGAACGCCTACGTCTCCGCTCCACCGTGGCAGCGCCATCTCGACAGGGCCTCCCGCGCCTTGTCGTACGGTTCCCTGTCGGCCTACGCCCTGTCGCGCCTGCACGGACCCCGGCACTTCATGGACATCCCGGAGCTCGCGCTGCATTACCATCTGTTCCTGTTCCTGGGGATTTTCGTCACGGCCCTGTTCGCTATGGTCTTCGTTCTCCGGCGCCTGTCGCAGTTCGAATATGTGGCTCTTACGCCGCTTCTGGGCTTCATGGCAGCCAGCGGTATCATTGCCCTGAACGGACCCGGGTCCCGACCCCACGCTGTCCTCCTCTGGGCTCTGTGGTTCTTCCTGGTTGCGCGGTGGAACGTCCTCCACTCCGCTGTGAAACGTGCCCGTTCTGTCCAGGACGCGAAGGATGCGATCGAGCGGAGGGCCTAAGGTGAGCGCCACAATTACATCTGTCATTGCGCTCATTACGGCCCTCGCAGCTTCTATCCCCCAGATAATGAAGGTGCTGGCCGACAGGAAGCGCGGCATTCGTGAGGCCGAGCTCCAGAGGTCCAAACGAGAAGATGAGTACTGGAACAACGCCCTGAAGACCAAGGATGTGATCCTTGACCAGTACAAAGCTGAACTCGCAAGGCTGTACAAGCGCGTCGCTGAGCTTGAAGCTGAACTCAACGAGGAGTAACGAAGAACCCCCTGGCAGCAACCAGGGGGTTCTTCGGACAAACTAGCAAAATGTCAACGCGATTCAACTGCTGGATGAGCCCCGTGTATCAGCCTTCGATGGCCTTGTCCAGGTACCACCTCGCCTTCTCAAGGTCCTGCTTCCTGTCGTCCTTGCGTCCGGCCCGCAGCAAGTACTTACCAACCTGCCACAGGAGCGGGTCCTTGTCGAACGCAGCCATGAGCACGTGGAAGACTTCGACATCGCCGACGTTCTCCACCTGCTCGGCCAGAGCGTTGCCGAGCCACGAGTAGTGTTTCGGAGCGTTCACAACGTCTGGCTTCTCCTCGTCCTCGACAAGGGCCATCTGCTCTAGAGGCATCCGCGCGTAACCAGGACCGGCGCACACGAAACCGAACTCGTTGACGTACAGGTAGTTGTCGATCTGCAAGCCGCCCTGTCGAGCGTCCCAGGTCCCGATGATGTCGTGCTCCGGGCCCATCGCGTCTTCCTCGGGCTCGATGAGGTTCTCAGTCACGGCGTGTTGGACTGTGACGATCTGGGAGATCATCCGCTCGATGTCGTCCTTAGTAACGCAGCGAGTCTTGCGCGCGAACGTGTATCCGTTGTGCTGCACACAGCCGACGAGCATATCGTTCTTGTAGTGCAGAGCCATTACGCACGGGGTGTCGAGCACGTTGAAGTCGTATCGGTACATGAACGGCCTGTTATTGAGCTCCACGTGCTCCTGTCCGGCAGCATAGCCGAACTGATCATCACAAATCTCGCGGAACTTATCAATCAGCGTTGGCATGACGGCCTCCCATCCGTGCTGCCAGGTTGGCATCATGGCAGGTCTTGATCGAGTAGTAGTAGAAGTGGCGTGCCGCGTCGCGCACGTCGTCAGCGTCCGGGCAGCCGACGGACTTGCCAGTGGGCCAGAAACCCAGAGCCTTGAGCGCCTTGTCGGTGATGACACCTTTGGCTTGTCCGGGCGTCTGCCAGATGAGGCGGGTGCTCGGGTTCCATGCTGTCGCGCAGTACGACAGGGCGCTGTTGACCTTGACGGTGGTGAGGTCCGCGCGGAACTTGTTGTTGGGACGCAGATCGAACTGCTCGATGACGAGCGTAGTCGGCTCGGATGTGAGCTTGGTGAGAAGCTCGGTGACCGTCTCCTCCCAGCGCTCACTGCGGAACTGTCCGAAGTCGAGAATCTCGGAGCCCTCGCTGTACGGATTGCTGGGCTGCTCGCCCAGGACCCAACCCGTGGAGACTCCAGCATCGACAGCCAGGATGCGCTCACTCATCGGTCTCCTCCTTTCCGGTCACCTTGTTCACTGATGTGTATCGGGTGCTGTACGTGTGGAAACGGACGTTGACCTCGGGGAACTCCCAAGTCACCTTGCACAGCCCTTTGTCGTTGGGCGGCTCGATGTCGATGAGAGTGGCAGCCAGCTCGACGGGCATGAGCACCTTCTCGCCGATTTCGAGCGAGCCGAGAGCCTGCGGTTGTGTCTTGAACTTCATCGGTTCTCCTTCTTGTGTTCGTTGATCCATTGCGAGATCGCGGCTGATGCGGGCGGTACGGGCTGCCAGATGGCCCATAGTCGGCAGGCGTCCGCGACGACCTGGTCGCGCCCGGCATCAGTGGTGGCGAGGTTGTAGTTGTCTTCCAGGACGGCAATGAAGCGGTCCACTGCGAATGGGAGATGCATCAGAGGTGCTCCGTCTCGAAGGTGGCATCCAGGTCCTTGTCGGAGTAGAACTCGACGTTCTTGTCGGGCCAGATCACCATCCACTGTCCGTAGAAGAATTCAGGGTCGCGGAGGCTGACACCGTAGCGACGGGCAACAGTGCGGGCCGCCTCGATGGAGCGCCCTTCGATCTTGATGGCCCAGCAGGTTCGCGGGCGCGGACGAACGAAGCGTTCGATCAGTGTGTCGTCAGGATGTGCGGGGTAGTTCATGGTCAGTCCTTCCGGTATCTCTGTGTCGTGTAACCGGCCGCTTCGACCGGCAGTCCCTCTGCCCAGTCCGGTAGGTCGCACATGAGCGAGGATAGTCTCTCTACGGTCAATCCGCCAGTAGTCTCTGTAACGATCTCATCATGAACATGCGTGACCGTGCGGAATCCGGCTCGTTCGACGTTGACGAGGGCGTGTGTGAGCAAGTCCCGGCCGATGGCCTGGATGATATTCTCAACCTGCGTGGGGCCGCCCACGATGCGTCGCTGCGTACCGTTGCCCACGACAGCATCGCAGACCCACGCCCGGCGTCGGTAGGGTAGCGGCTTACCGTTTCGGTCCTTGGGCTGCACGTACTCACGGCGGCAGTTGTGGTAGACGAGCGCCCGGCCTGACGGGAGCCAGACGTAGCGGTCATTGCCCACAATCTCGACATCCACGGGAATCCTCCGTGAGGCCGGACCGCCCTTGTCGAAGGCTGTATGAACCTGCTTCCACCAGGACACGATGTGTGGATGAGCAATTCGCCAGGTCTCGACCAGCGAAGTGAGCCCCTCCCAGATCACGTCATCGGGCGTGCCCTTGGGGTAGATCTTCGCTCCGCCGAGGTTGAGCAGTGCGCCCGCACCCCCGCCGAAACCGCAGTTGTGCACGAGTACATTCGACACGGTGAAGCGGTGGCGAGGCCCTGCGTTCAGGATGTCATAAACTGCAACCGTCGTTCGATCCCGCGCCAGTTCTTGCGCTTCTCCTTCACTGCGAGTCGCGCCTGCTCGATAATCTGCTCCCGGGTGTACCCCTCGCGGAGTTTCTTCCTCACTACCCCCTCGGTGTAGGGCCACTCCTCGGGTCGGTACTCGACCAGAATAGTGTTCCGTCTGTTGGCCATATTCTGCGCGCGCGTCGCCCACCGAAGATTCCCCGGAGCATACCCCCTGTCGTTGTCCACTCGATCCAACTCGTGCCCCGGTGGACGCCCGCCCAGATTCTCCAGAATCCAGAGTCCGGCCTCGGTCACTGAAGAGAAGTCGAAGGTTATCCCCCTCGCTCCATAGTGCTTCCAGTTCGGGTCGTGGGGGTTCGTGCACCTCTGCTTGGCCGTAGTGAGAATTCGATCCAGGTATCTCGGGAGGGCGCGTTGACTGCTGCAAGATTGACAGCCTTTCGATCGACCCAGTCGAAGACTCTCCAGATTCGACCACTGCTGTCGTCCGCACCCCGTGCACTCGGTCAGCATCATCGGCGTGCGCCAACCCTTCCGGATGTAGCGCACTTCCGCGTTGATGATCTTCACCCAACCGTACAGGAGCCCCACTCGATCCGGTGCGTACGAGACGTGCTCCGCAGGCGGCGGCATAGTCGAGTCGTACCGTCCGAGGTGCCCCTTCGAACGAGGCCCATACTTTGTGGTCCGGTGTTGCGGTGAGGTTGTCATAAGTCATCGCTTCTTTCTGACCTTTGTAGATGACACCACCATGCCGCACAAACTCTACCCCATCCCAGACCTTGTCTGCAATTCCGACGTTTTCAATCGGTACCAAACCACGATCGGTGAGAACTAGAGAACCCTCCGCGATGCAGCCGAGAGTAGCGGATTTCCCGCGCTGCCGATCGAACCCAGCTTTCGCACCACCCATACGCTCGGCAGTGGCGACGTAGATGTCCTCGCCGTTGCGGAAAGACTCCAGCACGCTGTCCTCGCCAGCGGCCCAAGCGGTCAGGCGGGCCTCGATAGCGCTGTAGTCCGACACGGTGAAGGGCCCCACGAGCAGCGGACGCACGAGCTTCTTGAGGTCCTCCGATCCAACGTGCACGCCAGCTAGCAACTTGTCGATCGCAGCCTGCTCAGCCTCTGTGTCGTGCTCTCCTTCGGAGTCAGTGAAGTGGTCCCTCGGAAGATTGTGCGGGCTTAGTGTGACCCCCGTCATACGACCGGTGTTAGCATTGCTGTACTTGATCGTTCCTCGCAACCGACCATCTGAGTTGGTCGAGCCTTGAGCGATGACGTACTTGGTCGCTGCCGACAAGGCCGCCAACTGTTTTCGTTCAACAGCCTCGCGAACCTCGTCCGGGAGATCATCGCGCTCCAGGAGTTCGGCAACATGAGCCTTATCGATGGACTCCATCTCGAAGCCCTGCTCAGCGAGCCAGCCCTTGAACTGCTGAACACTGTTCGGATTGTCCAGCCCGGTGATCTCCTTGACGCGAGCCAAGTCCTTCCTTTTGTTGGCCTCGTATTGACGGTGGGCGGCGCTGGCCAGCGCCGTATCGATCTTGATGCCCCTGTCGTTGATCCGCGTGGCGGTGATCCAAGCCTCGTACTCCTCCACGGACGGGAACCCCTTGCCGAGCCTATAGATGTTGTCCCGCATGGAGACGACGTCCTGTCGGTTGTACTCGACATAGGCGTCCCAGTCCGCAGGGCGTTCCTCGGGCAGTGTCCTCCCGCCCTTGCGGTTGGGCACGGAGAACATGTTGATGAGCCGTCCACCGGCCTCGTCCTTGGCCTCACCGCCGACGACCTTGCAGAACCCCTTCAGGGATCGTGGGTAGCCCCACAGCGAGGCCAGCACGGCCGTGTCGATGTACTCCTCAGGGTCGATGTACGTGCCGACAGGGAGGCCCTTCAGTGCGCTGAAGTTGATCCGCTCGAAGTCACTGTTGTGGGCAATCTTCTTCACAGTAGGATCGAACAGTCCGGGAATTCCGGAGATTTCCTCATGACCATACGCGGTGTGGATCTCACCCTGGCCGATGCACCATGAACAGATGAGGATCATCCAGTGTTCGTCCTCGACATATCGATAGACAGTGTTCTTCTTCAGATCGACAGTCGAGTAGGTCTCGATGTCCAGGTGGAGCTCGGACCCATCGAAGATGCTCTCGAATCCGTAGGAGTTCTGCGAGCGACCCTCGGTCCTCGCCGCCCTGTCGAGCTGATCGAGTGTCCACGTGCCCTGGGTCCCGAAGGCCCCCACAGTGAACCTGTTGCCAGGCGTAGCTCGGTCGGTGACCTCAATCGGGCCCTCGATGCCCGCGTCCTTCTTGGCCTGCTGTAGCGCGACGAACTGCTCGCCTGTCAGGTTATTGACGTCTGGTACCAGTATCTGCACGGTTCTCTCCTCACTGGTTGGTACATATGTATAGTACACAGAGAGAACCCCGGGCCGCAACCCGGGGTTCTCCTGAGTCAGTCTCGTTGCTTAAGTGCAACCATCCTGACCTTCTTCCCTGCGTCATTCCTCATGACCGGTACGTCGAGACGCCCCATGCGAGCCCCGGCATCGACGATCTCATCGGCTCGTCTGGTGTTGTCGATCCGACGGAGAAGGTGACCCAACACCGCATCACGCGTCGCGGTCTTATTGGGCTGAGCCGCCAGGAAGGCCTCGACCTGTGCGACATCCTTGCTGATGTCAGAGTCCGCCGCGCAGGCGACGAACGCCTCGAAGGCCTTCAGATGAACCTCTGCCAGCTGAACAGCCTTCACCGCGTGGCGCATCTTGACCGTGTGCTTCTTCTCAGCCGCAGCGATCAAGGCGGCCATACGAAGGATCGACAGGCCCAGACGCTCAACACAAGGAACCAGATATTCGCTGTATAACGGGTGCTGGTCCGCGAGAACGGCACACATGTTCCCCGCGTCCCGAATACGGTCCAGGGCCTTTTCCTCGAAGGCGATGAGCGCGCGCGCGTCCTCCCCTTCCACCGTGAAGGGCTCCAAGGCCTCGCGTTCCTGACGCCAGTGGTGTTTGGCGAGCGTCAGAAGACGGAGATTCAGATTGAACATATTGTCCTGTCGTTGGAGCGTCTCGTCATCTGTGTCCGACAGGATGGTGAAGTCGTCCATGGTCCTTGCAGGATCGAACTCCGTGGACTCGGGAAGAACGGGCAGACACCTCGGGACGAACCCTGAAGCGATCTTCTCCACCTTCAGGTTCCCCGCGGCTTGGTCCAGAATCCCCATGCACAGGATCGACAGGGAGAACGGCGTCTCCCCGCGGTACTCGTGACCCTTCTGCTTCCGGGCTATCGAGGGGATGTAGCCATCATACGCCTTCGTGAGAAACCCGATCTCGCCATCCATGTACGAGCCAGAGCGCATGGCACGAGCGAAGAGGTCCTGCACCTCGTCCAGGATCACGAGGATCGACTCGCCGGGTCGCTCCCCGCAGTGCTGAGCCAAGGCCTCGGGGGTGTGATCCTCAGGGCCGATGAGGTCCAGGTTGAACTCCGCTCCGACACGACGGAGGAAGTGCTTCACATAACTGGCCGTGGTTGACTTCTTGTCACGAGTCGTACGCCCTAGAAGGAGCGTGTAGAGGTTGCAACTCAACCTGCCGAATGACGTGCGGATCCGGATGTCCGATCCGAGCACTGCGGAGAGGATCGACATGGCCGCCGCGTAGTTGAACTGCTTCGATGTGCGTGACGACATATCGTTCATGTACTGAGCCAACGAGTCCACCACAGTATCCTGCGGGATTTTATCGAACTTATCGTTGATCAGGTGGACGTCACCCCAGAACAATCCATCGCGCTCGTCCTGCAACCGGGGAATACGGATCGACTCCCCGTTGATCACCTCAATAGCAATTGCGTCAGCAAGATCGGCTTGGACCTCCTGGTCATCATCCCAACGCGCCTTGTCGCGCTGAATCTGAACCCACAAGTCGCTGTCCGGACGGCCGTCCCGCTTGTACTTATTGCAGCCAGCGTCCTGAACAACAGTAAAGACCTCAGCGAGCTCGACACCGGCCTCGAATAGGGAACACTCCAGGGAGTACATGAGCGCCGACCAGTCATCCGACGGCAGAGGATCGTCTGCATACAGCGCCGCGATCTTGTTGTCCTTGAGACGATTGATGATCGCCATGGCCCCGTCCTGATCAACCTCGGGCATCTCCATGATGAGATCGACCTTCGGCGTTGAGGCCGGGGAGTACGCTGCTGTGAACTCTCGAACCGAGTAGGACTTCCTGTCATTGAACTCGACAGAGACCAAGGTCGGAAGTCCGTACTTGGGCTTTGTGTTCATAGTCCCAGGCACGCGGAGCTTCTTCGCCAACGGCCACCCACGGTCTACGCCTGTGTCAGCATGAGTCTGGTAGACCCCGCGGTTGAGCTGCTCAATGTCGAGGTTCTCTTGTGAGCGGTAGTCCGACAGGCGCCAGTAGGCGTGGTAGTGCTCGGGGCTCGACTTCACGAGCACAGTGGGCTCCAGGAACAGATCATCCGGGTGAAGGCCATCCAAGTCAGCGTAGACGCAAGCCAACTGCTTCACGTTCTTCTTCGTCGCGTGGCGTGCGGACGACAGGGTGGAAGGCTTGTAGAAGAGCATGGGAGACCAGTAGACGTCCTTGTCGGACATCTTCTCGACGACCTCGCACATCTTCTCAGCCTCGGTCGGCCAGTGGTACCACTGACAGCGGGACAGCCCGCCACCGGGACCCAGGCTCATGATGGGCACCCACCCTTCATCGTCGGGGAGGATGCGCTCGAAGAACTGTTGTAACTGACTCATGTGTACCTCGATTCTGTGAGACGGCTCGCCACTACCTACAACGCTAGCAGCCCCCGACGGTTTTGTCGAGGGCTGCTAGCGTATCAGGCGATCGTTACACGAGCGTGATCTTGGCAGAAGAGGTCTTCTTCGGATCGAAGGTCAGGCGCTTCACCGAGTTAGAGGGGTTCCAGGTGTCCTGAACCGGGTTCCCGCTCTCGTCAGTGATCGGGCCACCGTTCTCGTCCATCTTGTAAACAGGCTGGCCGTTCTGGTCGAAGCGCTTGCGGCCCTCGTCCACCGCGATGTCGAGCACAGCGCCGACGCCCTCCAGGCCCTCCTCGACAGCCTGCACAGTGCTGTCGATCTGAGCAGGGGAGAGCTTGGCCTTGAGCTCGGCCGGGTTGCTCGGCCACTGACCAGCAGCACCGAAGTACTTCGGGAGGTTGAAGTGAATCTGCTCCTTTCCGGTGCGCTTGCTCTTGATAGTGAAAACGGTGCGATCGAGCACAGTCTTACCCGCCTCGGTGTCGTCCCCGTCAACGGTCCACTCGACGACGAGCATCGGCTTCCCGCTGGACTTGGACTCGGTCACCTCGACACTGGAGACGTACGCGTGGTGCTTGCCGGGCTTGATGAGCTCGAAGGCACCACCCTCACGGGCGACGTCCATGTCAGAGAGGTTGATAGACAGCATGCTGGTTCTCTTTCTGTTGTTGGGTTGCTGTTCGGTCAGTTGGTCTTGTTCAGGGCCTGCTTGATGAAGCCGTAGAACTTCGACATGGAGGGGTTCCCGATGGCCTCGGGGAACCCGGTGATGCGCTGCTTGGTCAGAGTTGACTTCTCCTGCGTGAACAGCGCGGGCACAAGCACATCATTCCCCTTCTCGTCCTGCGTGTCAACCCAGGACATGTATCCGACGAAGTCGAACAGGGAGGGGAGTTTGCGGATGGACTTCTTGCCCTCGAACGCAGGGCTCACGAGCGTGGCGCCCGTGACCTCGTTGGTCTCCCGCTCCGCGTGCGTGATAGCGATGAGCGACACGCCCTTAGCGTCCGACAGGGCCTTGATGATGGAGCGCGGCGCCTCGTAGGCAGCGGCCCAAGCGGCGAAGGTGTCCTTCGGGTTGATGGTCTGGAAGTGGTTGACCACGAGCTCCTGCAACTGATCGAGCGTGTCGATCACCACAGTCTTGAACGGGAACTCGCCCTTGTCGATCGAGGGCTTGATCACGTTCTCGAAGAGCTTGACGCAGTCGTTCCAGGAGTCGCAGTGGACGATGGTGAGGTTGTCCAGGTCGCCCCACTGCCCGAGGGGCATGGTGCCGTTCTCGAAGTCGATGTACAGCACGGGCGCCAGGTCCTCACACTTCGAGGCCGTAGCAGCGAGCGAACTCTTACCAGTCCCCGCCAGGCCGAACAGGAGCAGCGAGAACGTGGAGAGGTCCTCGGGCTGCACCTCCCTCAGCCCCGACTTCTTGAACAGGTCAGTGAACGTTGACATCTTAGCCTCCGAAGATCATGGTTCCGATGACCAGGGTGACAACCCCGGCGAAGATGACGCTCCCAATGACGACGGTCTCACCGAGGATGACGAGCCAGTCGTCTTTGTCAGGGCGCCTGCGGTTCTGTCGTGCGTGACGCATCTCAACCTTTCATGTAGTGGATCGGCCTGTACTTACTACAGTAGAAGCACTCAGGTGCACTGTCAAGGTCCGTGATCAGATCGTCACTCTCCTTGGCCCTCTTGTAGATGAGCCCTGCGCGCCCCAGAGCATAGATGGCAAGGTCCCTGTCGTAGGGCATCGACAGGGCGGTGAACTCGGACTCGACCACATGAACCGTGGCGTCCCGGGGCAGGAGCAGCAGAGTGACGTTGTTCACGTCGTAGCCTTGGTCCTCCATACCCTTCCCGTACAAACAGAGCTGGATGTAGTACTGGAGGAACTGCGCGGCTCCGTAGTCCTCGACGATGACGTCGAAGCGGTCTCTTTGAGACTTGCGGTACAGCCGCTTGAATGCGTCCCGTTTCTTCAGGGAGACGAGCTTCCAGTCCATCACCTCCCGCGCCTCGATGTCGAACCTGTCGAGCGTTCCCTTGATCGGGCCGTACCCTCCGACATCACCGACATGAACCGGCTGCTCCACGAGGACCTCGGCGTCCCACTCCATGTCGTGACTCCGCTTCTCGCACAGCAAATGGAATGCCGTCCCGAGCAGCGGGGCGATCGGAGTCTTCTCGTTCTCGCCCGGGCGTTTGATACCGAGCAGGTCCTCAGCGAGACACAAGTCACAGCACTTGCCTAGACCAGATGGTCCGACACGGCGCTGCTTGTCCCGCTCGGATCGTGTAGTCAGAAGGCGGCGGGCGCGATCAGTGGCTGCGGTAGAAGTCAAGAGCCTCAGCCTCCTCGATCGCGGTCTGGGCCTCCTTGATGAGCTGACTCATCACAGGATCATCGGAAATCGTCTCCGCCAAGTCCTCCACGAACTCTAGTCGCGGATCCCCGATATGCACACGCTCCGTGACCAGGTAGGGCCCCCGGATCGCAGCATCGAGCGCGTTCGGCAGAGACTTGAAGGACCAGGCGACCTCGTTGATCTTGTCGAACCAGACGTCGTATCGTTTCATAGGAAATCCTTCCGGTAGGTGCTCTCACCCTACGAGGTTTCGGCTCCCATGTCAAGGGAGGAAATCATCCCGCGAAGCCGAAGTTTTTCGCGGGGTTTGGGCTCCCAACTCGGCTGGGTTTTTCAGGCAGAACAGAACCGCCCGGCCCCGAAGGACCGAGCGGCTCTGACCCCCATACTTGTGAAATTCACCTCACACGGAAGAGTTCCTCGACAGGATTCTTGATCTCGTCCAGAACCTCTCCCTCCCAGGCCTCAATCTCCTCGCGGCCCTGGAGCATGTTCAGGTTCGTGACCTTGACATCAGCGAGCTTGATCCTCACCCTGAACACCCGGAACGGGTGCGAGTACGCCTGCCCGCGTGAGATGGCGTGTCCCAGTGTCGGCGTGAAGAACAATCCACGATTAAGAACTGTCCGTTTCTCCTCAGGGATCGACACGGTCTCTCCGACAACCCACTCCACTGGCTCACCATAAAGACATCCAGTAAAGCCATCCACCCCTGTCGTCTTATAGACCAGGTATTCGGTCTCGAATGCATCAAGAGGCCTAGCAACGCTATTCAGAAACGCACGAGTCGCAGTGAATAAGCTCCCCTTGTCCTCGTCGCTTCCGAAGCATTTCGCCTTCCCGTCTCCGAAGATGGTGGCTCCTGTCTCATACAGCACAGACGACAGGTCAGACACTGCATTAACCGTGGCGTCCTTATAGACAGTAGCCCGAGAAGAATCGAGGAGAACCCCGATGGAGTTATCGAAGAAATCCCCATCCGCTCGGTTGAAAAGAACGACTCGGGTGTCCTTCCGAGCCCGAGGTTTGGCGGAATCATAGGCCTCTGCCCATTTGCAGGCCATCAGGTCAGCGGAAGAAGAGTCGAAGAGAACTACGGCTTTACAAGCCATAATAGTCGCTGTTGCACACCCTATAACACGCACACTCCTGCAATCCGTGCATACCACAAGATAACCCTTAGTAGTATTGATATCAACAGTATCAACGTCATTGATCTCCGCTTCTAGGTCGCCATAAAGCTCAAGCGTGCCCTCCCAGCCCGAAATTTTGAGGCTCGCGCTCCCGAAACCTGTCACTTGCAGGCAGTTCACAGAGTCCGGAATCTCGGAGCCATCAATACATAGGCATTCATCCCCATACAGCCCCAATTTTTTAACCTTCGCATTCCCGAAATGCTTCAGGTTTTCCAAGATTTCGGCGTGGCTTCTGTCCTTCTTAGACATGAAAGAGTCACCTTTCTGCAATGTACGGGGCGGTTGTGGTATTGACTTGATGCTGGTAATGAGAGCCCAAGGATTCGTCTCCATAAGGAACAATGGGCGGCGTGTCGAGTTCCAGAATCGACAACTGGGCGATAGCACAACCGACAGGAAGCTCAAGCGGCTTCGCCGCGAGATTGCAGAGCTCCAGCGTGATCGTGCCATAGAAACCAGGATCGATGAAGCCCGCCGTGATGTGCACGAGCAAGCCGCGGCGAGCCCAAGATGATTTGCCTTCGACACGGGCAACGAGATGCGCGGGAATGCCTACCGTCTCTGTCGTCCGAGCCAGTGCGAACTCCCCGGGCTTCAGGACAATGACGTTCGTGATCTTGTCGTCACGGTGTTCAGTGGGCAGTCCGACGTCGCGAACGACGTCGCGATGCAGGTGCATCTCAATGGACGCGGGTTGAATCGCGCCGGCGGATAACGGCAAAACGGTGAGCACTCCGCTGTCGAGGAGGCGCGTGACGGTTGTGGATGAGAGCATACTCATGTGGGTACCTTTCTGCCCCGGCCGAATGACCGGGGCGTGGTTGGGTCGGTTAGATTGTGCGACGGATCTTTAGTGCTTCGGGTATCTCAGTCCTATAACTACCTCTCGTCATTCCTAGCGCTCGCATTGTTGGTACGGACAGCACTTCATGCTCTGCTAGCGCTTTCAGTTCTCCTAGCGTCCAGACTGCACCACGGTCAAGCCGTGCTTGTAGGGTTCCTCTTTTCCATCCGACAACGCGCGAGACCTCAGCCGCCCCACCATGTCGTTCGATCTCTCCTTTCACTAGTCGGGCTATGCGCTCGTCCTCCTCGGCCACTGGTTCGGATAGTGCGCGCTTCAATAGCCGGCCTCATATTCTGCGTCGTCAATCTCCTGAGACTCAATATTCAAGTCCGCCCGAAGTAGCCGGTCATACTCATCGTAATCAATGAATGAGCCCATCTCACTGCATCTCTGCATCGTGCTGTCGGATCTTCTCATCGTCCTGCCCGATCACGTGGGCCTCAAATGCTCGGTGCTCACGGGCGTCCTGGTCAGCCTCGTACTGAACACGGGTCATCACGAAGGACTCGCCGCTTCCGTCGCCGTCAACAGCGGGATCCCAGACGCAGACATCCTCACCATCGGGAAGCGCCCCGTCGTCGGAGAGGCAGTGCGCGATGTCCTGCACCTCAGTCGCACCTGTCTGCGAGTGATGAATGCTCGCCAGTGCGATGCCGATGATCGTGCCGACAAGCACGGGGACGATGATGAAGGCCAAGATCTTGTGGGCGAGTGTCATTGTTCGGTTCCTTTCAAGGGTGAAGGTTGGGATTCAGTTCTCAGTGAGCCAGGCCGCCGCCGACTCAGCATCCTCGGGATCAACAATATCGCGATGGAGCGTCTCGCGCAACGGGTCGCAGGTCTCAATCACGACACTAATCGGGAAGCCGACGCTATCGAACCAAGTCACATCGCAATCGATCCGCCCATTGTCGGTCCGCACGACCCATTCCTCGACGTAGTCCATGTCGTCCGGTGTCCTGGGGAATCGCCGCGTCGTCCATTCCACGTCGCTAGGTAGTGCATCGATGAAGATGTCCTGGGCCTCCCCTAGTGTCAACATCCTGATCATCTCCTTTCGGTTCGGGTCCTTTGATGACTCCATACTGCCCCACATCATGTCGTCGTGCAACCTCTCCTCACGTGACCTCAGTCACCTATGAATCCCCAGGCTCTGTCCGACATGGGCGCCCCGCCGCTGGCTGAAAGCCTTTCAGGGTCGTAACTACATGATCTGTTCAGTTCGCATAATGAGATTCTGCACCATGCGTTGTGTCAAAAGTGACGGCGACCACTGAATTGAACTGTTCAATAGGGACCGTGGTCCTAGGTACTGCGTCATATTTCAGACTCCGAGCAAACCCTCTCGTCCGCATAATGAGATTTCTCCCTTCGGTGTAGCACGACAAAGCCCTGAAAACCACCTATAAATCGGTTGTTCAACCCTCAACAACCGCATGATTCCAACGGATTTGACGGGCATGATCCTCTATAGGCGTCCAACTGAACCGCCGAACCGAAAGGCAACCAACCATGCACACCTCCATCTCTTCCATCCTTGCCCGCCTCGACAGCGACGTGTACCTCGACCGCAGCGATGCCATGTACGACATCGAGATGGGCGCCCGGCACATCAAGGCCGGCGACCGGGCCGTCATCGTCGGCCGCCTCGTGAGCCTGCGCGAACGGACCATCGAGGGCGCGCTCAACCGGGGCTGCCCGAGCCGGGCCGCCGCTGAGGAACGGGACCTCGGAGTGCTCCGCATCGATGAAGTCATCGACTGCCTGTGCTGAGCACTCCATCAACAGCCCCCGTCGGGTTTCCGGCGGGGGCTTTCTCGTGCTCGCGCACAGGGAGCCACAGGAAGCCCGTAGACGGCACAGAAAGACGCCCCCAGTACTAGGTACTAGGGGCGCCCTGAAAGGCCGTCAGATGAGCCCTGAGACCTTCAGATCTGCATACCGCTGGTCAAGCCTAGGGATGACTGACTCGGTATCGACAGTCCCGGGGCACTGGAGCAACCAACGCACGACTGTGCCCGTCTGCCCCGTACGGTGCAGCCTCCCCTGTGCCTGAACGCAACGCACCACAGACGGATCGAGCCCCATCCAGACTTCATGACGACAGACCCGCTGAAGCCCATCAACGCCTTCAGCAACAGCGGGGATCACTGCGCACAGAATCTGCGGTCCGTCATCAGCGAGGAACGACTTCCACTCGTCCTTGTGCTCGCCGTCAACGCGCACGCATGAGTAGCCAGCTTTCTCCAACTGAGCGACCAGAGGCACCTGGAATTTCTTCGACGGCGAGTAGACGACGACTTTCTCATCACCGACGTCCTTCAGAATGTCCAACAGCGCGGTGATCTTGCCACTACGCGAGCCCGGGTCGAAGAGCCACTCGTCCTCACCGCCCTGCACAGGGCGCACGCGCATCTGCCCAAGCGTTGCCTGTCTGAGCCTCATGTCGCGCGTCACCGGTAGTCCGACAACGGCGGGATGATCCTCTATCCACGCCACAGCTTCATCGCGCAATTGCTTGTACTGCCTGCGCTGCTCGGCGGTCATCGCGCAGTCCACGCGGCGAATGTCCACCGGCGGCAGCGCTCCGGCTACATCCTCGATCCGCATGTCCTGCCACTCCCCCCGTGCTTTGTGCCCTTTCGACAGGAGCCCGGGTTTCTTCTCCGCGCCGTAGACAACCGAGTACGGTCCGCCGAAGTAGCACGGCTCCGACTGGAAGAAAGTGTTCGCGAACCGCGTGAAACCCGGGTACTTCCGCGGCCACAGGAATTTCAACGCACCGAAGATGTTCACGGGTTGACCACCGGCCGGCGTGGCGCTCAGCGCCAGACGATGCCGCGCCTTGACCTTGCACAGCACTTGTGACGTCACAGTTCTGAAGTTGCAGGCCCGGTGAATCTCATCGCCAATGACCCAATCGAATTCGACACCTCCGAGCACCCGTGTCGTCGCCTTGCTCCTCACCTTTCCCGCACGTGCGTCGTAGCCCTTCCTCTTCGACACCGAAGCCAGTAGTTCCCAGCCGATGAACGACACGCCCGTGGGCTTGTCACCCCGCAACAGCGCCTCCAAGGCGTCGCGTTCGGCTTTGCGCCGCTTGCTCAGCGTCTTGAACGCCATCTTGTCATCCGGCCAGACCTGACCCACCGCACGACGCCAGCCGCTCTCCGTGCGCAACGGCGCCACGACCAGAATCGACAGATCGCGGGGCTCCACTCCCTCCTCTTTCGCCGTCCTGTCGATGGTCCACAGCGACATCAGCGTCTTACCACAACCCGTTCCTGCGCTCACAAGGCCCGTGCCGCCCGCGGCCACAAGACCACGGACGGCGCGTTCCTGAGCCGGGGCCGGCTCGATCGTCATCAGGCATCCACCGCCTTGACCCATGCGCACGCCTCGCCGGCCATCCTGCGAACATCGTCCTCGTCCTCGGGCAGATACTCATCGAACGGCCGCCACTCGCTACCACGGACGCGGTACTCCAGTTCGATTCGACCCTCTTCATAGCCCGTCGGCTCGTAGTACGCCCTACGACTCATGCCGTACGCGATGGACGAGTGCATGTACATGGTCATCTGATCCTCAGAAGTGCGCACGGCCCAGTCGTCCTCAGCCGTCTCCACGGCCACGGTCTCAACCCACGCCTCGACCATCGGGTCCTTCGAGAACTCGGCCATCGCATCGATCACCGCATCCGCGTCATCCGAGGCGTCACCATCGAGGTAGTCCCCACTCTCAGGATTCACCGCCGACCACACGAACGCTCCGTCATCATCGTAGTGACCCCGCACCATCACATCCCCCCACGTGATCGTCCATGAGTCGTGCACGTCCTGCGGTCCGTCGATGTTGTAGGCCTCGCCCCGCTCGTCCAGCCAGTCCACAACGCCGTCGCGAATCCCGCTGTCGCGGTAGTGCTGCCACTCCACCGTCGTGCGCGCCGCATCCCGCACGGCCTCATCGAGGTGCGAGTACCCGTCCGCATCGAACGGCTCGCTGTCCACCGACACGTTGACGGCGATCCAACCCTCTTGCCCGTCGCCGTACGGGTCACGCAGCCACTCGACACGCACCGGACCCATCGTCAGCCAACCGTTGTTGTCGTCCGCGCTCCAGTCGCACTCGACATCGCCCAGCACGTTCGCCTCATCGGTCCATGCCAAGGCCTCGCGCATCTCCTCAACCGCGTCCGCAATCGTCCCGTTCATCATCCTCAGCCTTTCGTAAGTGTGTGTGTGTGTGTGTGTGCTCAGTTCTCGCCGGCGACCGCGCGGAGGTACTCCGCGGCCACCTCGATGCCGGCCTCGTCCCGGACCCAGCCGAATCCTCCGTCGGTGCAGCGCCACCATGCCCCGGCCAGCGCCTCACCACGGTCATCGCCCAGTGCCGGGCTCATCGCCCCCAACGACACCGCGGTGCGGCTCATCGTCACCGGTTCGCCCCCGCGTGTCGGTGACCACTCGACTCGTCCGGCCCGTCTCATTCTCGGTTCCTCCTACTGGTCCGGGCTCTGCGACAAGCCCTCTTGCTGTTGTCGGTATCCACTCTAACTACATCTTGTCGTTCGGTCAACCCCTCACTCCGTGTCCTTCATCACGGTCCATGTCTCCCCGTCGGGCGTCTCATCGGGCAGCCTCCTCATGCTCCCCCCGAGCCTCTCCGTCACCGTGCTCGCCATGCGCAACCACGACAGCATCTCCGACCACTGCAACATGTACAGTTCGTCCTCCTCGTCCGTGCTCATCGCCTCGACAACGGCCCGTACATCCGACAGGTCTACGGCCGTACCGCCCCGCAACACGAGCGCATTCATCGTTCGTCCTCCCCTCCGCTCATCATCATCTCGACGGCCCGCATGATCACGGGCCCCGGTACGCACGACAGATCCCCGCCGTTGCGCCTCCTCAGCTCCATCAGCGCCTCTTCCCGTGTCATCCTCATCGGTCCTCCTCCCGCTACCGGGCAGGGCCCCTCCCTTTCCGGTACCCCTACTCTCCTACATCATGTCGTCCCCGTCAAGCCCTCTTCCTGTGCCCCCGCTCACAATCCTCTTGACGCGACCTTCGGCCCGCGTCAAGACCTCTGACCTCTGTGCACTAGCCTCTCGGGACCAAGGTCCTATGTAGAGCATCTATCTAGTGACGACACCGCTCAAGCCAAGATTGGGACTAAGGTCCTATGTAGATCAACTTGTATGCACAAGTGGAGGATGAACGGGACGACACGGACGAGGAGATGTAGGTACATACCGGGGAGGGTGCCCATGGAGTACGACAGGCCCGAGATGGCAACGATTACTCATCGAACAGGTGTTCGAAAGGGGGGTGCGACAGGGGCTGGGGAGGGGCGATGTAGGTACAAAATCCCCAAATGTTACGAATATGTTACATTCAAATCTCTTCGTACTATATAATATATATATTTATATTATATAAATATTATATACAGAATATAATCATAGTAGTATAAATTGTCGTATCCTGGTATACATACCTGTACCATACATTAATGTCATAGTAGTATAATATTCTATACTACTCTTATATATTCTGAGTACGATATATACAATTGCATATATAGGGTTATTAGGGGGTTGTGCTTCGCCATCGCCCGTGTCGCCACGTGATCGATCGTTCGCTCGTTCGAACAAGAAGACAAAAACAGGAAGAGTGAACACACATGCTTCTTCGCCCCTGTCGATGCCACCCGGTCGGCCGTGTCGGGCCCCGTAGGGACACACCGCCACCGCACAGGGGGTCCCCCGTCCTGTCGCACCCGGCTACCGTCCCGTCCCAGATACCCCTGAGAGCTCTTGTAAGCCATTCTGAGACGATTTCAGCCCCTGGCCAGTGCAGGACACTGGAGAGACCCTCAGAGGCCGTCTACGGGCCTTACAGCACGTCAGCCCCCCTGCACACGACAGAGCACGAACGAGCAGGCACGGAGCACGAAGCCTCGAGACACGAACAGGTCTCTCGCCCGTGTCGTCAGGACCACCCGGGGTTGCGATCTGAACAGTGTTCACGAGACCGAAATCACATTGAGGGTGTGCTATAACGCGGGCGAAGGAAATCGGTTGCTACCGACAACGGGGCCGAGGGAGGGGGTGCGACCCCGCCCACGCGCACAGGACGTTGGCCGTCCTAGGCCTCGCACCGACTTTCCCGCAGGAAATCAACGCTATGGTGTTGTCAACGAACCCTGCTCCGGCCCTGTCGGGCCCCTGCTGCTGAACCCCCTTTCTATAAATAAGTATAGGTCTGATCCCTGCTACGGTCATGCCCCTGCCCTGTTGTAACGCGTTCGTAACATTTGAGGTGTGCTACTCTTGTTGATGCCTTTCGGCTTTCGACACCCCGCCCCGCAGGTCGCTGCAACGGCCCCGGGCATGGCACCGCCCCTGTCGTTTTGCAGTAGCGACAGGGGCGGTGCTGATATCAGCCCGGACCAGGACCAGGAGCAGGACACGGAACTTGCGGTCGCGTCCGACGGTGGTGCGGAGGTTCTTCACCCTGTCGTCATCACCCTGCACAGGCTCCAAGACGATCTCGAACTCAGACAGGGAGACCGGCTCCTTCAATCGGACCCGCCAGGTGGCGTTGGCCCACAGGACGATGTCGCCACGAACCAGGCGCTCGGCTCGGATCAGGATCGAGTCTTCGGCCATGTCGATCAGGGGCTTGTTCTCCTTGATGGCCCAGGCGTTGACCTCGTGACGGGTCAACGTGTCGAACAGATCCCTGTCGGCGGGCTCCTCGGAGAAGCGGGCTTGAAGGGCTCAGACGAGGAGGATGGCCTGAAAGACGCGGTCCCGCTCGACAGTCGCCCGGAGGAGTTGCCGTAGAGGATGACGTTCTCCTGTGATCAGGCGCTCGGCTCGAATTCGGATCATGATCGGTTCCTTTCGGATCGTTACACGGCTACGGGGGCCTCGAGGACCCCGCCGTGCCGGTAGCCCTCGGAGGCGTCGATGTCGGACATGCGGTACAGGTCGATCGACTCACGTCGCCGCAGGCGCAGGTGGGGGAACGGGAACACCGGGCGTTCCAGCTGCTCCTTCACCTGATCGATGTGGTTGTCGTAGATGTGGCAGTCGCCCCCGGTCCAGATGAGGTCGCCGGGTGAGTAGCCGGTCTGCTGGGCCAGCATGTGGGTGAGCAGGGCGTAGGAGGCGATATTGAAGGGCACGCCCAGGAACA